CTATTTTTCGCGATTCTGCATGTTCCGTACCCATTCTCTCAATTCCCGCATCTCGTCGCGCAAATCGTCTATTTGGTCGCGCTCCGACGGCGGCACGATATCCGATATGACGAGCTCGACGGTCCATACGTTGGATATCTCATCTTCCATTAGCGGTAACGGCGTGTATTTCCGCTGGTTAGGATTGTCGGATGTAAGTATCAGCCTGCCGGATGTCTCCAGATTGTTACGCAGCCTCTTGACGTAGCTATTCCCCTCCCTATCGGTCACGACGTACACTTCTCCGCTGCGGATTCTTACCCATTCCGAACGGTCGAGCAGCCGGACGACGATACGAGTACCATCGTAAATGGTCGGCTCCATAGATTCCCCGCTGACACTGATACACAGGCGTTTTGCGGAGGTGCGCGGCAATATGGAGGAAGGCAGCCGCATGATGTCGGCCTCGTCGAAATAGTCGCTGTTGATGGCCCCTCCGCCGGCCGCAGCCTCGATATCGACCACCGGAACGGACACGGCGCCGACCGCCGTATATGCGCCGCGAATATCCGCGGCTATTGCGGCAGGGGTTGGTCGTGACGCGCCGTGTATATCCGTTCTCGTGGCCTTCGGGGTGTGCAAATCCACCTTGATTTTCGTGCCGTCGGGCGCCGTGTGTATTTCGGTAACGTGGTCAATAGAGGTGGTGTTATTTGGTAACATTTTCTGCACATTTCGTTTGTTACCAATTTTGTTACCCTTTATGTTACCCTTTGAAATGGTAACATTTTCTGCACATTTCGTTTGCAAAATTTTTTCAGCGGATTCGGTCACCGGATTGAGCATTTCGCCCTCGCCCGTCAATAGCCAATGTGTATTTACGTCCGGAAACGCCCTTACTATTTTCTCCAAAATATGCGAACCGATATTAGCGTTATTAGCTTTTTGCTTCGCAAAATACCCATTAGACACCCCCACCCTCTTACTAAACTCAGCAACAGCAAGACCGGAATAATCAATGAGTTGGTAAATTCTACTAACGACCGACATAGTGACTCCTTATTTTTTCTTACTTTTTTCTATGATTATTAGAAAATAGTAAGTATATTTGCCCTTGTAAACCTGTACAAAAATAAGGAAAATATGGGAAAGATATCTAAGGAGAAACGAGAGCGCCTTTTGCGAATACGTAAAAGCCTGTTACGCGGGGATATAATGCGTATCGCGGCCCGTGCCGGCGTATCCCGCGTATGGGTGTCATATGTATTGCACGGGAAGGATACGAGCGAGCCGGTTCTCCGGTCTGCCGAGGCGCTGATTTCCGAGCGGAAACAGAATATTGTATAGATAATATGTATGAAACAACCAGAATTCTTTCCAACCTTGGAACGACCGCTGGATTCACCGAGTAAAAGCCGGCTCGAGAAGTTCGAGAAGTACGATGTGTTTACGGCGAAGTTTACCCCAAAAAAGACCACCGACGATTGTTATACGCCGGAATTGGTGTACGACATTGTCGTGCAGTGGGTTCGCGAAAATGCGGATATTGAGGGCCGGGAAATAGTCCGCCCGTTCTGGCCCGGTGGGGATTACGAGGCATACGAATATCCGGATGGTTGTGTGGTAATCGACAATCCGCCTTTTTCGATATTCTCCAAAATATGTCGTTTTTTCATGGCACGCGGTATCCGATTCTTTTTATTCGCTCCGCATCTTACATTATTCAGTACGAGGGGGATAGAATGGACATGTGTTGTAACGGATGCGCTCATTACTTATGAAAACGGGGCGAAAGTGAAGACATCGTTCGTCAGTAATCTATTCGGGGATGTACGCATTATGACGGCCCCGGAGCTAAAAGAGCGTATCGATATTGCACAACGACCGCCAAAATCAACGGGAGCAATATATAAATTTCCGCCAAACATTATATCGGCGGCCCGGATGGGAAAATATGTTAAACGGGGTATGCCATCATTTGTTGTTCGGGCCGACCAATGCAGCCAAGTCACAAAGCTGCCTAACGGCGCGGGCATATTCGGTGGCGGTTTTGCCATAACAGACTCCGAAAAAGTAAAAGAATTGCAAAATATTTTTACTGAGTAAAAAAAAGATGCTTTTTAACAAAAACACAGCATCGTATATAATAAACACACATTTTATTATGGAAATGACAAAGAAACTCAAACCTTTCGATTTAGAGGCCGCCAAGGCCGGGACCCCCGTGATGACGCGCGACGGCTGTCCGGCGAGGATTCTCGCGTTCGATGTGGAAAACGCGGGATATCCGGTGGTGGCTGCCATTAAGACGTCTACGGGAGAGTGTGAGCGCATCGAACTATTTACCGAGCAGGGACAGTTCGATGAAGATACGAAGGAAGACAACCGCGATTTATTCATGGTTTCCGTCAAACACCGCGCGTGGGCGAATGTACATAAGAACAATGGCTATTATACGCTAACGGGCTGTCACGATACGGAGGAAATTGCGCGGTGGTGCGGACATTTATGCAGTACTTACATTACTACTGTTCCTATTGAATGGGAGGAATAGATTTCAGCAAGGAAAATCCCGCTACGAACGGACGTCTTTGCCGGAGCGATGCCGGGGCGGGGTCAAGGATTTTATAAAACATCATGATTATGAAATACAAGGTAGGAGACAGGGTGCGCGTGAAATCGCGCTGCTGGTACAGGGACAACGTAATAGCCGGCAGTGTGCTTTACGGAGACATGGCCGTGGCTTTCACACGGTCGATGCGCAGGTTCTGCGGGAAGAAGGCGACCGTTACCGATGTCGGAGAAGGCGGCATCGTATGGCTCGACCGATTCGAGCGGATGTTCTGCGCGGAGATGCTCGACCCGGTCAGGGGATAATTATTAACATATTAATCATTTACAGTTTATGCAGGAAATGAATTCAAATGTCGTGACGCTGGCGCTCAAAGACAGCGGAGTGTTTTTTACAAAAATTACGACTCAAGTTTATCGGGGCAGTAATCGTGTCGTCGTGGGGACTAACACTGATTACCGAATTTTCGGAGTGCTCATTGTCCGGAAAAAGAGATTGTTTGCGAATCTGATAGAAGCTGCCGAGTAACCGGATTTACCCTATCCCGCAGCGGTGCAGGCCGCCACCCGGAGCGAGACCGGGGCGGGAACAACAATAATTAACAATTATGCAAAGGACTACATGGACACCGCAAGCCTCTGAAAATATCGAGGTTATTATTCACATCCTCCACAAGGACGGAACGCGGGAATACGAACGCACGGGGAATCGGATTATCATCCCCCTCCGCGAGCCAGGGTTGGCGAAGAACGACCGGCTGATGCTTCCGTTTTGGATTTATCGGGCCATCAAAACACACATCCAACGGAATGAATCTCTTCGTCGGTTGGTTTACGGAGAAGATTATCCAGAAACTTCAGCGATACAGGGTGATAGTAACGTCGATATATCTTCTGAGCCTTGTCTTCCCACTCTTTTCGACTGCATCGAAATTCGAGAACTTCCACATAACGACCTTTCACCTGGCTTAAACAGGCATTGAAAATTACCGTAAGGTCGGCTTCCGGATGCTGTTGGTCGAAGCTCGTGAGGATGCTCCAAAATTCGACATTGGCTGTTCCGATGTTTTCCAAACGCTGGTCGAAATAGCTGTCATTGTAATTCACGACCCTTTTCATAATGCTTACAGTATAGATTAGCATCCAAATGTAAGCATTTTCCCGCGAAAGGTCAGCCTTTGCCCGGAGCAATACCGGCGCGGGAACAAGGCGAAATCGCCGTTTTAAAGGGCTCTAAAGCCGATTTAAAGAAAAAGACTCATCATTAAAGAGATGCTATTACCGAACGACATACTTGTACGCGAAACCACGGACGGCGCTACCGTCTGGGTATCGCAGCGTTTGGTAATGGAAGTTTGTGAAATATCCGAGTTGTATATTCGTAAATTGAGGGTGCTGTACAAGCACTCCCTTCCGGCCTCTTGGCAAGCGGTTGCCGCGCAGGAAGAGTTCTTTTTGAGGGCGAAGCTCGGCAAATCGTGGCGATGGGGCCGCAAGGGCGGGCAATACTATTATGATATAGACACGATACCGAACAGGAAACCAGCCTGTTACCGTGACCGCCTCCCCACGAAGGAGGAGCTGCTGGCCGAGGTGGAGGGGCGCAATCTCTCCAAGAGCCGGGAACGTCAGGCGGCCCTGCGTGGCATGCTGACGGCCGCGGCACAGGAGCTGACGGACAATGCGGACGCATTGTGGATTCAGACGCAAAGCGGTCTTCAAATAAGCGTGGCTGTTTGCCGCGATTATGCCCGTGCCTTGGCGTGGTGCCGCTTCATCACGGCGACCGTCCGCGAGGGACGGACGGCGGAGTACGGTTTGCCGACCGCGGAGGCATTTTACGGAACGTGCGCGGCCGTTCTCGCCGACCTGCGGCTCTCCAATTTCCGGGTAACGACCGGGGGCAGCCTCCGCAACAAACTGGCGGGGTTCCCGGCCGAGGCGGAGGAGCAGCGTCGATGGATAATATCGGCTAAAATCGGCAACAACAACCGTCGGATAGTGGGTAAATCGCTGGTCGTGGACTACGACACGGGCGAAATATATCGGTTCGACGTGCATCAGGCTATCATGCTGATGGCCTACGTCAACCTCGACGGGCCGCAAAAGGAAGCGCTTGCGACCCTTTATCGCGAAAAATACGTCCCGGCCATTTGCGAGGCGGGGTATGAACCGGTCGCCGAACGCACCTTTTGCCGAAGCCTTACGTCACTTCCGAACCGTCTGAAATTCGACCTGTTCCGCCACGGAACGGACTATTATAACAAACACTATCTGACGTACATACCTACCGAAGAGCTCACCTGGGCACATTCGCTGTTCTGCGGCGACGGTTCCGGCCTGATAAGTTACCGTTACATGGCGCGGGAACGCGACAAAAAGACCGGCATATATCGTGAACAGACCCGCACGCGCAACCTGTACGTAGTGATGATTACGGATGTAGCCAGCGGCTACATTGCCGGCTGGGGAATCGCCCCTGAAGGGTCGAGCGAGGAATCGTTCGCCATCGTGCAGGATGCTGTACGTATGGCCGTCGACGCAGGCGGACGGCGGACGATGTTCGAGTTCGTATCGGACAATGCCCCTGCCTTCTCGCGCGGCGAGAGCAGGGAATGGCTGGCCAACGTATTCAACAGGGTGCGGCGCATCGAGCCGGGCAATTCGCAGGCGAATCCGGCCGAAACCTATTTCCGTCTCTTTAAAAACGTCGTTCTGAGGTCATGCAAGGAGTTCGTGCGGAGCTCGCACGACGCCTCCATTGGCGGGCGCGCCAACACCGACGATATGAGCGTGTTCGATTACCCGACCTATACGGAAGCGATAGCCGTACTGGAGGAGCGCATCGAGGTCTGGAACAACCGCCGCGGGGGCGACGGAAGAACTCCCGCCGAACGGTTTGCCGAGAAAAATCCCGCCTGCCAGGTTATGGACGAACGGCAGCTGCGGCAAATCTTCGGTACGACAACGCGACTGTCCATCGAACGGATGCGCGGCTTCGTCACCCCGCAGGGGGCTGCGGCTACGTGTATGTACGAAATCCCCGATTATGCGGGGACAGGGGCTGAAGCCATCGCCAGGGCGACGGGCAACGGCTACGACAGCCGCGTGCAGGTGGTGTACGACGAGAGCGGCGCAGATTTATACAGCATCGACGGACGATACATTATGACATGTCCGCCCGTGGTGAAATCCTCCTCCTCGTATGTGGAGGCCACCCCCGAACAGCGGGCCGCCCGCGAGCACCTGCGGCGGCGAAAAGAGGCCGACCGCCAGGTACCGCACACGGCCCTGGACGAGCTGTTGCGGACTTCCGAATACATGCAGGGGTACGGTTACGACGAGGCTGTACAGCTGGGAATGCGCAAAAGCGATATCAACGAGGCATACGAGCAAAGCATCTCCATCACGGCCGACGACAAGAAGAAGGCAGAACGCCGGCGGAGAAGTCTGGAGAGGCGCGACGCCCGCGAGGCGGACCGTCAGCAGGCAGAGGAGGCTGCCTCCATCGAGGCCCGCTATCTCGCCCGTGAGATGAGAAAATTTAAAGAAAGACAATCAATTAAACAATAAATAAATGGAAAACAGCATCAAAGACCGCATCATGTCCGCCGCGGACGATTATCTGCGCATGAACGGGCTGACGGCCGCGGAGCTTTGCCGCCGTGCGGGGGTCAGCGCCAGTTATTACAGCGTAGCCGCGAAAGGGAAATATACGTATCAGGATACCGAGATAAAGGACGTGTTTTTCCGGAAACTGGCGTCGGCCATCGGCATGCGGCTGGAGACTTCGTACTGGCAGCACGCGGATACGACGCAGTACGTGCAAATCGTCAATACGCTCGACGAGGCTCGCGAGCGCTGCGAGGCTCGCATGGTTCTCGGCGAAACGGGCTGCGGCAAAACCTATGCAATCGACCGGTTTTGCGGGGCGAATCCCGTCGGGGTGTACCGTATCACGGTGAACGACTGCGATACGCTTCGCGACGTGTTGGCCGAGCTCGTCAAACTGCTCCGAATCGACACGAAGGCGAAGAACGGCTCTCTCCTTCGTGTTATCTGCGAGACGCTGCGCGAACGTGCCATGCGGGGTGAGCGTCCTATCCTGATTTTCGACGAGGTCGAGAACCTCAAAAGGACGGGTATCAAGGCCATCAAGGCCGTTTACGACGGCGTGCGGTATGTCGTCCCGGTCGTGCTGGTCGGCACACCGGAATTTGCCGTGGCGCTGCAAAATCTGAAAAACAAGGGGGTAAAGGGCATGGCGCAATTTATCCGCCGGTTCAAGGCAGGACAGACGGCGCTCGCCCCCATCGACCGCCGCTATCTCGATTTTATGGAGCAGATAAAGGACGAGGAACTGCGGCAGCTGCTTTCCCGAATTGCCGACAATTACGGCGAACTGCACGACTATCTGGAGCGGGCTATGCGTGAGGCGGACGAACAGGGCGAGCCGCTGACGGTCGAGCTGTTCAAGGAGATGTATAACATTAAAACTGCATGACATGGACGGAATGAAGAGAGAGGACGCGGTTCTCGCGCGTCTGGAAGCCGAAATAGCGGCTATTGAGGAGGAAATCCGCCGGACCGAGCGATACCTCCGTATGAATGCTGGTAGGCCCGCGGAAGATTTGGTCGTGGGTGTCAAAAAACGCCTTTACGACCTATGCCGGGGCTGCGAGGAGAAGCGGCGAGAACTGCGGAAGTTGCTCGAGCCAAACGTAATACAAATAACAATCACTTACAATTAACATACATAAACCATGGAAAAAGTATCGAAAGAACAGGTAGAAGAGGCGGTTCGCACCGTCAAGGAGTTGAAAATCAAGGCCGCAGAACTGAACGGACGTCTGAATGACGCGGAGGCGGTCGTCGAGGCTTACGGGCTCGACCACATGGCCGATTTTTCGGACGGCCGGCTGGCCCTCGAAGCGGGCATTATCGCCATCAAAGCAGGCGCGGCAAAACCGGTCAAGGAGGGGAAGCCGCTCTCGACCGCGGCCCGTTCGGAACTGGCGGCGGCGCTCCCGCCCGCGTATGTCAAGGTAGCGTGCGACTTCGGCGTCTTGTATGATAGCCAGGATAAGGTCGTCAGGCAGATTCTGAAATCCCGCGGCATCGACATCGTCCGGGAGGACAAATTCGCGGTTATCTAATCTTTTTCCCGCCGGGTGGCTTGGGCGGGGGTTCGATTCCCCCGCCGGGAGCAAATACTGAAACGACACGAGTATGACATTAAATGGACAAAAAAAAGTGCTACGGGCTGGTTTCACAATCATTCGCAGAGACGACCAACCAAAGCCGCGTATCAAGACACTGCGACCGACTGGAGAATTGGGTGATCTGAATTGGATAACGCTGGAAAAATTCGATACGAAAGCCGCCCGCGACCGCCGGTTTCGGGAGCTGTTGGAGAATCCGAATGTTTTGGAAGATTGAACATGAAAACACGGAGAACGGATACAGGCATTGCCCTGCAGGAGCTGACGGACGAGGAGGCGGGACTGATGATGACGGCCGTCCTACAGATGGCCGAGGAGGCCGACCGGGCCGGAAACCATAACCACGCGCGTATTTTACGGCGTGCAGGAATGCAGATAGACAAGTGTTTACCTAAAAAATAGCAATTATGGACAGAAACAAGGCATACAAATATTTCCACGCACTGCTGGGCGAGCTCGGTATCCGCGACCGCAAGGCGGATATCCTTTCCGGCTACGGCGTGGAGAGCACGGCGGAACTGACGGACGGCCAGCTGCAGGGGCTTATCAACACCCTCGAAGATGAGAAGCGTCGCCGGACGGCCGAGCGCGAAGCCCGCGAGGCCGACATCGTGCGCCGTCGCCGTAGCCGGATACTTCGGCTGCTCACCGATATCGGAGTATATTACGTCGAGCCCGGCGAACCGAAAGAGGCTTGCTGGAGGCGGGTGAACCGGTTCCTCTCCTCGCCCCGTATAGCCGGCAAAGTGCTGTACGAAATGAACGTCGAGGAACTGGGCCGGGTCGAGCGGCTGCTCCGCTCGATGCACAACAAGGGCTACGTATATCGTCGCGAGGCACCGGCAGCCCCCGCCCGCGAAACCTCCCGGCCGGTCGTGCTGGTCGTCAATCCGACCGCCTCCGGCCCGGTGAATTGACGCATAAAAAAAGCCCCGGACACGATTATCCGAGGCAAAGAGCGGCACTCTTTGCAAAGATAATCAAAAATCCGGGGAAATGGCCTACAATAGGAAGGGATATTATAAGAGAGCGCGTATTATTCAGGAAATCACCCGGAAAAACTACGAGCCGGAGCGGCAGGACAGATGTTATGCGGCGATTTGGCGAAAACATATCCGGGACACGTTCGGGATGTGCTATAATACTTATATGAAATACGTCAAGGCCGAATTGCCGCAGGAGATGGCCGCGCCGACGCATAAACAGCTCGATTTGTTCGACGAATTGAAATAATCGCTATATTTGCCCTTGCTGATTTATATTGATTAACAGGGGCTACTTTAATAGAGTTGAGTCCGCGTGAGCCGTTTGGAGCGGCATTAGTATTGTCCCTACAATATGAGTCAGCAGCGCGCGGACTCTTTTTTTTATATACTCTTTTGATATGCTGACTCAAAAGAAAGCTGACACCTTACTGTCGATGACCGTAACCGAAGGAATTACGGTTAATGTGCTGCCGAATAGACAGCACGAGTTTCTGATGACTACCCGCGAGGTGGCTGCCGGATATGGCGTTTCCGAATGGCTAATTCGGAAACATAAAGAAAATCATCCGGATGAATTGCTTGAAGGTAAGCACTTTTTAGGCAACGTGAATATTATTCACGCTGCTACTCCAGGCTCGTCAAGGGGCACGCTTTGGACGAAGCGGGGCATCGTCCGGCTGGGGTTCTTCATCCGTTCGGAACGCGCGCGTCTGTTCCGGGACTGGGCCGAGGACTTGGTGCTGGCCGTCGTGGATAAGCCGGCGGCACAGCCCGTCCCCTCCGGGCGTCGCATCAACCGCCTCACGCCGGAGCGCGTCATCGACCTGCTGTCCGACGTCTGCCGCATCGAGGACAAGGAGCTGCGCGAACGAATCGTCAATAAAATCACGGGAGGGCTTGATTATGGAACTCGTAGGTAGGGGCATCGACCGCAAGGCGGTAATCGAGCTCGACGGTTACGCGGAGGCTCTCGACCGGGTGAAGGCGCTGTTATCCGCCCTCCAGAGCTGGAACGGAGAAATTCCGCCCGATACTTATACACTGTTCTGCATTTCCAGCCTGATAGAATCGCTTTTGCCGACCGAGGAGGACTGCGCCCTGCTCGACCGATATCACAGGCAGCGACAGCTGCAGGAGGAGCAAGAAAACGAGGAATGACGGAAAAGGCGGCAAAAATGCCGCCTTTTTTGCTTTTGTAAGTGACTGTATTTCAGTGATAGAAAAATTAATTGCAATTTTTTTTGTATTTTTTCTCTTATAAAGTTTACCGAATAAGAAAAAAGCGCTATATTTGCAGTGTAATCAAAAACAATAATCCTTTAAACAAGGCCGCCGGGCTTAAAAACGGGAAAATTATGAAACAGATTTTTTCAGTACGCTACACAAGGCCGACAGTTGAAAGCAATGAGATTTTCGCTTCCGAAAACGAACAGGAGGCACGGACCTTTTTCGAGGACGAAAAAAAGAAGTTGTCGGCCAATGAACCGGTAGACATTTCGGGATGGATGGACAATGACACGGCATGGCCGCAAGTGTACTGCGTCGAACTCTGCCGCATTACGGTGGATGAAGAAGACGGCTATGTCGAGGATATGGAGACATTGGATGAAACGAATTTTTATTGGTTTTCGTAACTCATGGAGCAAGTAAAGAAACGAGTACGCCGCCCCGGCGCCGGTCGTAAACCGATAGGCGACCGGGCAGGTGTCTGCATCTCCTTCAAGGTGCCTGAAGAGGTTCGGGATGAAATCCGGGCCCTTATCCGTCGGAGGGGAATACCGAGCGCCGTATTTCTTATCGAGGCCTTCCAGCTGATGAAGGAGCGTTACGGCGACGCGTCGCCGGAGCAATAACGGCCGTGTTCTTACCGTTTTTTCGCGGCGTCCGCGTCGGTGAAAGCAAAGTCGAACGACATGCGGAACTCGCGGATACCGTCGTCCCGCCGGGCCCGGACGCACCGGGAGCGGGTCAGGGGCGAGAATCCCGGCCCGGAGAGGCCCTGTAACGCCTGATACACCGCCTGGAGCAGGTCGAACATGGCGAACTCCGCCTGTGAGGCGGGGGCCTGGAAAGAGCCGTTGAAAACGCGGTTATCGGCCACGCGGACGGTGAGCGACGCCTCTCCCTGCTGGAAGCCCCGGCCGCTGTCCGAATAGCGTACTTCCTCCACGTCGAGCAGGATGCAGGGGAAGCGCACGGGCGGCTGGTTGAAAAAATCGAGCTGTCCCCAGTCCTCGGCCGTATAGCGCAGGTCGGGGACGGTTTTCAAGGCCTCTTTTACGGCCGTTAAAGTGTCTTTAATCATACTTGAAAAAGGATTATTTGTGTGTCATTTTTGTGAATTTCGGGTCGATGTTTTTCGCCACCCATTCGCGCACGTTCCGTTCGCAGGTATCGCGGACGATGCGTCCGACGGCGGGATGGTCGCCGACGACCTGACGCCGGGGGATGTCGAACTCCGTTTTCTTAGTCAGGGCCAGGGAGCGGTAATAGGCGGCGGTACGGCTTTTGCGGTCGGCCCGTTTGCCGGTAGCCCCTTCAGGCGGGACGTTGCGGTAGTACATCGCCCAGAAGTAACGGCGCATGGCCGGGGTAACGGGCACTTTTCCTCCGCGGTTGTGGATGCTGAAATAGGGCAGCTCGGAGGAGAAGTAGAGGGAGCCGCGGGCGGCGGTGCACCGCAGGGAGCGGCGCATGGCTCCCGACACGACCAGCAGGGTGCCGCGTCCCGTATCCATTTTCCGCGCCGGCCAGGGCCGGTCGAAGAATGCCTTGCGGGTGAAGTTGCTATTAAACTCGTCGAGCACTTCCACCCGAAGGTCGGATAAAATTTTTCGGAATAAGAGTTGCGTATTCATAAAAAATACGTTATATTTACGGCAGTTAAACCATCCGAAGAGTGTGTTAGCCGGATTGCAGTTCCGGGGGCACTATTTTTCGGGTGGTTTTTTCTGTATATGTTTCAATATGCTTACATTATCGGATATGCTATGTATATGGCATTCCCCGTCCGGATGCTCTCTTACAACAATCCATGATTTTTCAGTTTTTATCTCTATTTCAAAAAAATGTGCTGTTACGTCCAGAATATGTTTATCCGGACCTGCTCCGAGATACTCGGCATTCTGTACGACCTCTCCGATTTCCAGCAACAGTTCATTTTTAGCCTCAATATGTTTGTGCGGCTGGTTTAACCATTCTTTAATATCGGTGTTGGTAATGGATATAGGTTTGTCAAATGTCCTGTTGGAGAATGTGCGGCCCGCTAATGTTTTTGCCTCCTGCTTTATCTCCTTTCGGCGCCGGCGCAGCCGAACCAAATCGACCCCGGTGTCCGTGTCCTGTTCGGGCGCCGTTTCCTGTAATGCCTTCACGGCCTTTTTGACCTGTCCGGCCGCTTCCCTGCTCAGTTTGTAGTATGGGTGTTTTGGCGGGAAAAGCTGTCCGTCGATACCGGGGTTGAAACGGAAAATACGTTTTTTGGGGGTATCGGTCGTTCTTCGTCCGGCCTCCATAGCTTGCCCGGCATCGGATGTCGGATACTTTCCTTTGCGTACCTGTACGGCTGTACAGCGGCAGTTCCAGCCGTTGGGCGGATAGTAATAGCGCCAGAAGTCATTCGACGGAGGGAGCGTTACGCCGTTCAGCGCGCGGTGCTCCTCGCGGACGTGGTCGTCGCCGGCGGTCCGGTATTGCAGGTCGTACCGGTCGCCGTCCTGCGATACTTCGGCCCAGGAGGCGGCCATCTGCGCGGAGCTTACGGCGAAATTGTACTCCGCTTCCAGATAGCGCACGTTGTAGTTTGCGTCGATACGCCGAATGTCTGTCAGGAATCGGGAGAAGCCTTTTACCGTACCGTCTTTCTCCCTCAGCAGCAGGGAGGCCTCCTTCAGCTCCTGTGCGGTCTTGAATCCTGAAAAGAGGAAAGCGCTGTTATCCAGCTTTCGGGCCATTGCGGCGGGGATGACGTTGTCGGCCACGCCCTTGTCCATCGCCTCGCGGACAATACGGTAAGTCTCGCGCACCATGTCGGCGGCCGGTTTCTCCTCCATCATGTCGGGCGAGAACTCTCCGCGCGCGTGAAGCCATCGGGCGGCCCGTTCGAACACTGCCGCCCGGAACCGCCGCGGGGCGGATGTTCCGGCCAGTGTTACGGGGCGGAGGGTATCGCCGTACAGGTCGTCGAGGGCACTGTGCAGCCCGGCGTAGTAATCAGCCGGGCTCAGACGAAAAAACCGTCACGGGCCGCAAGGGGCACGGAGAGCGCGCCGGTCTCCTTTTCGCCGGTCACTTCGATGCCGAACTTCGTGCGTATCCATTCCGGCTCTACGTGAAAATACTGCATGGCCTGGTGGGTCTGATTCCATAGCTTTTCCAGGTCCTCCTCCTGCTGATATTCATACGTAAGTCCGGCGGGGACTATGCCGATACGGACGAGGGCGGGCAGAATGATTTCGTTCCAGTACCCCTGTACTCGCGTTCTGTCTGCCTGGATAATCTTGTCGAACAGCTTCTGGCTGCTCTCCTCTTTGGAGCGGTTGCCGTTCAGCGTGTCCTGGCCGAGCTGCGCACCGCATATCAACAGCGACGAAGCCTCCTTGCAGACGCGGATAAGATTGTTATACACGTCGCCGTTTGTATCGGCACCTTTCGCGAAGCTGAATTCTTCGTCGGTGTCGATGATGAACCAGGCTGCCGCGCCCATGTCGCGCATCATCTGTTCGGCCCGGTCGAGCATCTCCGGGTCCTGTGTGTTCGTCTTGAGGACGCGGGGCGGTATGGCGTATATTTCGCACAGCTCCGACCAGCAGGATTGGGCGAAACGCGAAAAGAGGACATGCGGGACGGCCTTATTCAACAGGCCGTACTCCGTCCGGCTCCCGAATTCCAGAATCCATGTCCCATATTCGCGCGCCTCGCGGTAGCGAATGCCGTCGCCGTCGTCCTCCGACAGAAGTAGTACGCCCTGTTCGGGGACTACATTTGTACGCGGAAGCAGCGTTACCTGCGGCGTCCCATCCGGCGACGTAGTGAGTTCGATGAGCGAATGGCCGTAGAGCATTTCCTCCCACGCGAATCGGTCGATATCGCGTTTCCACGCGGCGGCGGCGAGGAGTGCCGTACACTTCTCGTCCACCTCGCCGTCGCGTTTGAGCGTGAACGGCGTGCCGAGCAGGGACAGCACGCGCAGTTCCACGAGGGACGTGAGATGCGCGTCCTGCATGATGTCTGCGTAAAGTCTTTGCAGACGAGTACGGCGAGGATTCTCCACATTGTCGGCCGCGCGCAGGGCGGACTTCCAAAGGGCGATATCGGCCCTTGTCCGCGTCACGGTTTTCGGAACGATTTTAGTTACGTAACCGTCCCGTCGGGCGGATGTGCGGAAACTCTGTTTTCCGCCCTTTTCCGGCCTTTTCTCGCCTCGGACGGGGGATTTGCCGGACGTGCGTGTGTTAGTCATATTTCAAGCCTCTTAAACGGTAATTAAAGGACATATCGTCGAGCCCGTTGTCAAACTTCGGGTGACTGCCGAAACGGAAGGGGGTGGCGACACTTCCGCCTTCCTCTCCTTCGGTACGCCGCAGAGGGAGGTCGGGGGCGATGGTTTCGTCGTCGGTTCCGACCCCGGCAACGAGTTTCAGCCAGTCGATGGCCGCTTTGTAATACTCTTTCGCCCGGTCGAAGATGATGTCGGTGTTCGCGCGTTTGATTATGTACCACACGGCGATGCTCTTGACGTGCTCGACCAGCAGCGGGTGGCGGTCGTCACCCTCGGCCGAGAAGATGGCCCGGATATCGTATTTCGCGTTCAGGTAACTCGACGCTTCCGATACGGCGGCCGCCACGGCGTGCCACACGGCGATGTCGTCCACGTCCATGCCTGTAATGTCGGCCAGCTGATACTCGTAAATGGCCGTCTGTAACTCTTCTTTCGTTATAAACATGGCTTACAGGTCTTTGTATTCATCCTCCGCATTGAAGCAGGGGCATTCCTTGATGTACTCGAAAGGTTCGACAATGCCGTTTCCGTTCCGGTCGGGCGAGAAATCGCGGTGGCCGCGTATGCGTGCCTGCGGGAACTCCTCGCGCAGTTTCTGGAGGAGGTAAAATATGGCTGCGCGCTGTTCGGACGTGCGCGTGTCCTTCGGTTTGCCGGCCGCGTCCAGGCCCCCGATGTAGCAGATGCCGATGGATGTAGCATTGTGGCCTTTCACGTGCGCCCCGACCTCGGAAATATCCCGGCCGACATGAATAGAGCCGTCAGGATAGACGACGTAGTGATATCCGATTTTTTTGTAGCCGGCCTGACGGTGCCATCGGTCGATATCCTCGACCGTGACCCGCTGGCCCTCCTTCGTGGCGCTGCAATGCAGCACGATGTCTGTAATTCGTCTCATTTTCAGTTAGTATTTTCGTGAATCTCTGTATCCTACGCGGTACGTGGCCCGCTGTGTCCGGGTCACGCTGTTGAGCAGTGAAAGAGCCCCCTCGACGGCGTCGGGGCCGTCCACCATCGAGCCGCTGCCCTTCTCGAAGGCGAGATATTGGTCCACGAGCTCGACCTGGTCGGGGGTCTCGCGCTCGTCGATGTTGAACCAGACGTTTCGCCGCTCGAAATAAGACTGCGTCGCCTCGATACGGTCGTACTTGTCGCCTTTGGGCCTTTTGTCGGCCCGCACGGGGATGTAATAACCGCGTGTATCGCCTTCGGCGTCGAAGTCGTTCACGAACTCGTCCATGCTGAACAGCCCCTCGATGAGATAGCGGATTTTGCGGCAACGTTGCAGTCCCCTCTCCTCGTACAGGTCGTACAACCAGCGGACGAGCACGGCCCGCGTGGATTGGCGCAGGAAGGTGTGGATGATGTGGAATTCGCGGCCCTTTTTCCCGACGAGTACCATGCCCTTGAAACAGGCAGCCGCTTTATAGGACAAGTCGCCGTAAAACACGAGTGCGTCATATTCGTTCAGCGGAAGCATCTTTTTCCATTGCATGTCCGCAGCGCGGAACACCGCCCCGTCCTCCATGTGGACGTGCATATATTCGCGCATGAACGAGCGCGACGGGGTATTCTGAAATTTGCTGCGCCAATATTCGGCCGACGTTTTTTCCGGCCAATTCGGCTCGAATGTGGCGAGGTCTTTTACGGCCGGAACCGAAAGTATGCGGTATTTCGCGGGTACGTCCGCCTCGCGGGCTTTGGCTATCTGCACCTTGAACTGTGCCTTCAGTCGATTCGTGATGCTGTTTTTGTGGAAATTGTTGTTGGCATAAACGAAACGTTTTACGCTGCCGTCCGCCTCGTCGAAACATCCCATCAGGTCCTCGAACAGCCATTCCACCCCCTCGCGCATGATGCGGTCGTTGTTTACGTGCTTCTTGTTGTCCACATCGTCCACGACGATGTAGTCGGGACGGCGTTCCTCCTCGCGGATACCGCGCGGGTCCTGGCCGAAACCGAGGCACATGAATCGCACGCCGTCGGTGGTGAGAAACTCTCCGGCCGACCAGTCGCCCTGCTGGTAACGATTGCCGTAATCGTTGATAAGACGTTTATTGTATTGCAGCTGGGCCTGGCAGGCGGAAAGCAGCCGCTGGGCCTTACGTTCGGTCTCGCCGATGAGCAGCATGAAAGACATGCGCCCTGTAAACATGAGGTACAGGGGAATACCCATGTCGGCGTGCACGGATTTCGCGCCGGAGCGGTAAATCTCCAGCAATTCATACACTTCCGTGGCAGGCACGATATCATCGGCCATTTTCTTATGAAACCACGCGCACGGTACTTTGGCGAAATTGGGGAAATAATACTCGAACCAGCGCACGTAATTCTCCTCCAGCCCCCGCACGCGGGCGATGCGCTGTGCGGGCGTTTCGTTTAAGTCGATGAGCGTGGAGCGGGCGATGCGGCGGCAATGTGCGTCATAATCGCCCAATAGCTTTTGGAATTTGATGTCGATTGCCATAGGTCGGGGATTTATCGGTTGGAATCCGCCTCGGCGCGATAATTCACGAACAGGCGATGTGCCTCGGAAATCTCTACGGCACGAGCGGGGTCGATGCCCGCCATCCACGTGTCGAACTCCTTGAATACGGAAATGACGACGCTGAGGGCCACGCGGCCGTCGAAATAGTTCAGCGCTTTCGCAACCTTGCTTAGGGCGTCGGCGTCCACGCGCGGCTGACCGCCTCCGGCTATGTGCTGGAGTTCGGCTGTCAATATTTTCCGTATAGTCGACGGTGCGGCGAGAGCCGCGGCCCGCAGCTCGTCCCAGTTCATCTGGCGACGCCATCGGGAAAGCGTCGCTTCGGTCATGGACAGCTGTTCGGCGATGGCGGCGCAGGTCATGCCCTGTTCCACGAACAGTGTTTCAGCGTCCTTGTATAACTTGTGTCGCGGAGCGTTCATATCTCTTTTTTCCGCAAAAGTCGTCTGTTCCGGCGGGCTTTGCTAAAAGTCATTAAACCGTTGGATATAAAATTGTTAGACATGTTTTTCGGGCGGATATTTGCCGAAAAATCGAGGATATGCCACTTCCGAAATTCATTCTGAACGACCAGCGCGTAAAGAACTCGCACGGCTTCTATCTCGAAAACGCTGGCGGGCGTTTCGAGCGGTTCGACGACAACCCCGTGATGCTCGACAACCACGACATGAGCAAGCTCGTCGGCCGCTGGGAGGAGCTCGCCGTGGAGGGCGACCTGCTGACGGCCACGCCCGTATTCGACGAGGGTACGGAATTGGGCCGCGAACGCAAAGGGCAGGTAGAACGGGGATTTCTGAAAGGAGCATCGATAGGTCTGTACATACATGCCGCAGAGTACCGGCAGAACCCCGTGACGAACGATACGGAACTGCACGTCACGGATTGGGAGATGGTCGAGAGTTCCGTAACGCCCTTGCCGAGCAATGCGGGGGCACTCTCACTGTGCGTCTACAATTCGGAGCGGCAGCCGGTGGAGGGCGAGCAGCTGGCCTCCTATCTGGATAACATCGTCAAACTCACATTAAATCAAACAAATATGCCTAACATCGAAACCAAAGGCGGGGCACCTGCGCCCGCCGCAGTAACCCTTTCGGCCGCCGCACAGGTAGTGCTGGGGATATCCGAGGGAGCGGACGCCGCGGCCGTATCGGCGGCCATCGTGCAGCTCTCGGCCAAGTACGAGCAGGAAAAAGCGGCCCGCGAAAAGCTGGAGGCCGAAGTGCGAACGGCCCGTGAAAAAGCGTGTGCCGACATGATAGCGCTTGCCGTCAGGGAGGGCCGTATCACGGCCGACCAAAAGGCGACATACGAGAAGTTGGCCGCGGCAGACTTCGAGGCCACGAAAGCCGCCCTGGAGGCTATCCCGGCCAAAGCGTCGCTCGCCGCTCAGGTGCGGGGAACGGCCGGAACTTCCGCCATCCCTGCCGAGCGTAAGACGTGGAATCTGCACGCATGGATGCAGAACGACATGGCCGGTCTGAACAAGCTGAAGGCCGAAGCTCCGGAAGTTTACGCCGAAATTCTCAAACGTGTCTAATCATCAAACAATTACACTGTATGCCTATTGAAAAACAGTTATGGATTGCGATGTTGAAGGAGGGCTTTATCCCCTCTACATCCTTCCTCTCGCGCTCCGTCGATATGTCGGAGTTTGTCGAATACAACAAAATCAATCTGGCCGAGGCTGGCGTTGACCCTAAAGTTCTTGTTGATAACACGAACTTCCCCATTGCCTCTGCGCAGCGTACTGACACCCCGCTCGAACTTCCTCTGCACACATTCGATACGGAGAATACGATTGTCCGGAACATCGAGGAGAAGGAGAGCGCGTACAAGAAGATGGAAAGCGTCGTCCGCGCTCACAGGAATGCGCTGAACAGGCAAACCGCCTCGTTCGCGGCCAATAATTGGGCACCCTCGAAAAACGCGGACATGACCCCGGTACGGGCTACCACCGGCGCCCCGAACGCCTCCGGCCAGAAAGCCCTCTCCTTCGAGGACATCCTTCAGCTGCGCAGCTGGTTCACGGGACGCGACGTGCCGGTAGATTCGCTCGTTCTCGTGCTCAACGCCATACACGAGGCCGACCTGTTGGCCGAGGACATGAAGCTGTTCAAGGAAATGATGGCCTCCGGAAAAATCTGGGGAATCAGCACTTACACATCCTCCGTCCTGCCTTACTACACAGCCGCTACGGGCGTGAAAAAGGCTTACGGCGCGGCCGTTACAGAGGACACCGACACACAGGCATCGCTCATGTACTGCGACACGGAGGTTATGCGTGCAATGGGTACGACGGAGGTTTTCGCCAAGTACAAGGACCCTGAACAGCGCGGCGACATTCTCGGTTATCAGCAGCGTTTTACGGCTCTGCCTATCCGTGGCAAGTATATAGCCACCCTTTACTCTGAGAAGGCCGCGGCATCCGGCGGCACGGATTCCGGCAGCGAGGAGGAAACCGGTAAATAACAGACGATGAAAAGCATGCGAGAATTTTTCCTAAGCCTGGGGCTGGCCGCGCTGGCCTACTTTTCCCCGCTGTACGAAATGTTCGTCGTATTGATGCTTTTCGTCGCGGCCGATTTGGTAACGGGGATTCTTGCGTCTAAAAGGCGCAACATCCCCCGCACCTCGCGGCGGCTGCGCAAGAGTGCCGCCAAACTTGTGAATTACATCCTCGCGCTGGTGCTGGCATACGCTGCCGAACGGGCTTTCGACGTGGAATGGTTCGTGGCTCATCGCGCTATTGGGGCGTTCATATGCGCGGTCGAAATGCTCTCCATACTCGAAAACATGGCCGTCATCACGGCTCACCCCGTGTTTCTGGCCATTGTGAAATGGTTCCGCGGAAAAGCCGCGGCGAAAGACGATTTAGTAAGGGAAATTATCAATGAGAAAAATGATTTGCCGGACGGCAGCGCTCCTGGTGCTGCTCGTGACGCTGGCCGGATGCGCGGCGAGGCCGCGGATGACGGTGTCGAACGAAAAACAGACAACCGACAGCGTAGTCATTCGTGAGATACTTCGGGACACGGTCGTGACCGTCGAGGCGGACAGTTCGCTGGTTCGCGCACTGGTCGAATGTGACAGTCTGGGGCGGGCGCGGCTGCGGGAATTGAGGGAGTACCGGGCGGGCACTCGTCTCCCGCCCCCCAAAGTAAGCATCGAGGATAACGTATTGACTGCGACAGCATCCATCGACAGCATGGAAATATATCTGACCCTGAAAGAACGTTACCGTCAGGATTTGAAAGCCGAAAAAGAAGTGATTATCAAGACCGTAGAGGTGAATCGCCTGAATTGGTGGCAAACGCTTTGGATGCGTTTGGGGCAGGTTCTGACCGCCGCCGCGGTGGCGGTCGGAGGTTACAAAATTGTCAAACTTGTAAAACGTAAATAGCTATGAAAAAGAACGATACGGAAAAGGCCGAGATATCGCAGCCGGTACCGTCCCAGGAAGTTTCGGAAACACCGGAAGTTCCGCAGGACACGACGATATCGGAGACCCTGGAGACCCCGGCAGAGGCTCCTGCAGGCGACGTTTCCGGCCAGGAGGAAGCCCCGGAAGCGCCGGAGAACGTGGCCGTGAACGAGGCTCCGAAAAAGGCCCCGCGAAAGGCTACGGCAACCATACCGGACTTCCTCAAAGAGTACGTCGAGGCATATCCGCACAACCGTACTTTTCACGTGACTTCCGACCGAATGGTATTTCTGGAGGGCGACCGCGGCTTGGCGGTCATGCACCAGAACAGCCTGCCCGGCGGTGAAAATGTAGAAACCTACAAAATCAAATAGTTATGGCAAGACCGAACGTAAATATCACGCTGGGTAACGGCAATTTGGGGCGCAGTGCCGCGACGGACGACGGCGTGGCCGCCCTGCTGCTCACGGGTGCGACCGTGTCCGGGAAACTGGAGCTCAACAAACATTACCAGCTTTCCGGGACGGCGGACCTGGTAGCGCTCGGCGTAACTGCCGACAATAACCCGCTCGTTTACAAAGAGGTGACGGCATTTTACGAGCAGACGGGCGACGGTGCGGAACTCCATCTGCTCGTGGTTGCCGAAGCGACCACCCTCACGCAGATGTGCGACAGTGCGGCGGATTCTCCGCTGCGCAAACTCATCGACGCATCCGGCGGCCGTGTCCGCCTGGTGGGGGTGAACAAAATCCCGCCCATGGAATATGAAGCGGACACAACGCAGGGCATCGACAAGGACGCCATCACGGCGGCGGAAAAGGCGCAGGCCGTTATCGAAAGCTATGCCGCCGGAAAGGTAAATCCCTTCCGGATGCTCATGCCGGCCCCGGCTTTCGATGCCGAGGTGGACAGTCTGTTCAAACCGCGTGAATCCTCCACGAACGCAGTATGTTACGTGTTGGCATCCGATGACGCGGCAAAACATACGGCGGCCATCGGTCGCGTGCTCGGCCGGGCGGCCTCACTTTCGGTGCATCAGTCCATCGGCCGCGTGCGCTCTGGTTCCATCGGCACAGACATGTATCTGACCGACGGGCAGAGCTACATCGACGCAGACGGGCTGGCCGACAGCCTGCACGATGCCGGATACATCATCCCCGTCGCGTATCCGCGCAAGAACGGGGCTTACCTGAACGGCGACCCGGCCGCTGCGCCCGTGACGGACGACTATGCGCAGCTGCGCTACGGCCGCACGGTGGATAAAGCACGAATAATCGTATACGACACGCTTATCGACGAGATACTCGACGACGTGGACACGGACAGCGCCGGCGACTTGTCGGCCGGCCAGCGGACGAGCTACGAAGGGATGATAGAGAATGCCGTACTTACGCAGATGAACGGCGAAATCACCTCCTTCGCCGTGTCCATCCCCGAAGGGCAGAACATCCTGACGTCCGAGACTATACGCGTCGTGTGCCGCATTCAGCCGAAAGGCGTCGTCGAAACATTCGAGGTAACGCTGGAATTTACCAATCCGGCAATCAAAACGGAATAGCCATGAGAACGGTTATCAATCAGAAAGAGTATGCTTACGGCGACATCGGCGTGTACGTTTTCGGCCAGTTCGTTGCCGGTCTGCGAGGCATCGAATACAAGCCGACGAAAAACAAGGACTACGTTCGCGGGGCGGGCTACAATCCGCGGGGCATCCAACACGGCGAACGCAGCTACGAAGGGACGCTCACCATTTTGCAGAGCGAACTCGACGCATTGAACCGCACGGCCCGCCAGCGCGGATACGAGGACATTCTCGACGTGGATTTCGACATCGTAGTCACTTACGGCGAGCAGAACGGCGTGATAGTGACGGACAAGATTCACAACGCCTCGATAAAGGAGCTGCCGAAAGGCATGAAGGCGGGCGACTTGTACAGCGAGCACGCCCTGCCGTTCATCGCCTTAGGCGTCGATTTTGACGTATAACCGGCGGGGTCTTTTCGGCCCCGCTCTTTAAACATCCTTTCAAAGTTTCCAAAACCCTGTTTTTAGGCAACAAACACAAGGGAGATATTCCCAAAACGGCAACATACACATAAAAAATATTCTACATCTAATGGCAGAGAAAAAGACGGCCGCCCCCGCGGCGGCAGAAGTCACCCCCGAAATTATCGAAGGCTGGAAAAAGAAGTACGGCGACGTGTTTTGTGTAGAGGCCGAGGGCCGGAAAGGCTACCTGCGCCGCCCCGACCGTCGGATTATCGCCTCGGCAAACGTCATCGGCGGCGTGGACGGGCTGAAAGTCAAAGAAATACTTCTCCGAAACTGCTGGCTCGGCGGCGATAATGCGCTGCTTGACGAGGACCGCTACTTCCTGGGCATCTTACCCCACGCTGACGCAATCATCGAAATCGTCGAGAGTGACTTAAAAAAGGTATAGCGGGGTCGGGCCTGGAGAACCGTCCCGGCTGGCTGCACGCGGGAAGCGCGCTCATCCGCTCGGTTCTCCACCTCGACCCCGATACGCTCTGCGATGCGGAGTGGTGTTTTCATGTAAAAATGGCCGTGTGGTCGGAGAGCCGCATGGCTGAACGGATAGGTAAAATGTTGGTTGGCTAAACATGGCAAACAACGTCGAGTACATACTGAGCGTCACCGACCGGGCAAGTTCTGCGCTTACGAGGATTAGCGGGACGTCGGAGCGGACGGTCGCCACGCTCTCGCGGCTGACGGCGCAGAACAGGGCGCTGCAAGGTTCTGCGAAAGACCTCGGTGGCTCCCTTTCGGTGCTACGTCAGCGGCTCGACCTGCTGCGGGCCGAGAAAGAAATCATCGACCCGCGGAACATCGCCCAAATTCGCCAATACAACCGGGAGATAGACAGTCTGACGCGGCAGATAGACCGGCTCGACAACGTCGGACGCGGCGGGAAAATGAAACGTTTTTTCGCCGACCTTACCGGCGGTTTCGGCGGTTTCATCAATCCGGCTACGGTTGCAGCGGCAGGTCTCGGCCTTGGCGTAAAAAACGCCATGAGCATAGACGAGGGGATGGCGAAAGTGAACATCACCGCCCAGCTGGACGAGGAGAGTCTGAAGAAGGCGACCGAACGGGTAAAGGAGATTACAGCCCGCAACAAGGCCGACCTTACCGCCGCTCCGGCCGCTCTGGAACGGATAATCTCCCAGACGGGCGACCTCGACCTGTCTCTGTCTATTCTCGACGCCACGCAGCGGGGTGCGAAATCGCAATTTGCCGACATGGGCGTCGTTTCTGCCGCCCTCGCCCAGACGCTCTCCATTGTCGGCAAGGAGAAGACGACCGCTCAGGAAGTGCTCGACGTATTCGTCGAGGCAAAGCGCGTCGGTGCGGGCGAGTTCGAGGATTTTGCACGTTACATGCCGAACCTTATCGCCGGGGCCGACGCCCTCGGATACAGCTACAAGGAGGTTGCGGGCGTATTCGCGTACATGACCGGAAAGGGACAGAGTGCGGAGCGGGCTGCGACGCTCATGTCCAACATGTATTCGATTTTCGGCCGCGGCGAAGTGGTCGAAAAGATGGCTAAGGCAGGCATCGACGTTTACGACAAGAACGGCAGCATTCGTTCGTCGCTCGATATATTCAAGCAGATACAGGCTGTTACCGGTTCCATGACCGACCAGCAGAAGAGCAATTTTATAGAATCGCTCGGCATCGTCGATAAGGAGGCGAAAAGCGCCTTTATGGTAATGGCCTCGGACATCGACAAATTGGGTATGTCTCTTCGCGAAGTGGCCGATTCGGCCGGGGCGACCGACCGGGCGCTGGAGCTCTCGGCCAATTCCGTACAGCGTGCGCAAGAGTTATGGAATTCGCTGAAAACACAGCTTGCGGAAGTAGGACAGGCAGCCCTGCCAATCGTAGAGGTCGGGATAACCGTTCTGGGGAAAGCGCTCGTCGTCACGGGCAGCATCATTTCCGCCGTAGGCGGTGTGTTGGGCTGGTTCATCGACGGCATCCGGGAAGGCGACCCCGTCGTCATCGGGCTGACGACCTCCCTCGGAGCCCTCGGCCTCGCCCTCTCGGCTCACAAAATAAAAGTGCTCGCCGTAACGGTCGTTCACAACATCGCGGCCGCCGGTACGCGAGTTTTGGCCGGGGCCGTCCGGCTGCTTAACGCGGCTTTCGTCACCTCGCCCGTCGGCTGGCTGATTCTCGGCATCGGCACGCTGGCCGGCGTCATTTACAGTTTGACGGGAAAAACGGACAAGGCCACCGCCTCATTCGCCGCCTTCAACACGGAACTCGCCAAATCGAAAGACGCTACTCAGGCAGACTTCGACGCAGCGATGAAGGCGGCGGAAGGGAGCGACGAACGGGCCGCGGCCATCGCCCGTATCAATACGCAGTACGGTACTTATATTCCGTCCCTGCTTACCGAAACGGCCACGAACGACGACCTGCGCGACGCGCTCGACCGCGTAAACAATGAACTCGAACGGAAGCTACTCAACAAGTTTCGCGACCAGGCCATGACCGACGTCGTGGCCGACCTGGAAAAGACGCGCACGAAAGTTCTCGAAAGACTGCTGAAACGGGTGGACGACGGCCAGAAGCAGCAGTTCGCCGGCGACTTCAACCGGATGTTCGACAAGATGAAGGCTGGCGAGGATTGGCAGGCGGACGAAGAGGCAATCCGCGACAAATACGGCATAGGCGATTTATGGGACGAAATAGCCCGCGGCGCGACAGCATGGATATACCGAGGCGTTACGGGAAATATTAAACAGCTCTCCCGTGCGGTCGGCGATTACAACGAGGGCCTCGGCCGTATCGACTTGCTTTACGGGGCACCGGTTCCGGCCCCGACGACCACGCCCGCCCCCGACGGCCCCGTTCCCGACGGCCGCGGCGGCCGGCCCTTACAGCAATTGTCGGCCGCGCTCGGAGGCGGTACGGGCCGTTCCTCCTCCGCCGGGGTATTCGACCTGGACAGTGTGGCGGTAAACGAGAAAGGGACGGCGGCATACTCGGCCATTACCTCCAAACTCGGCCGCGTAAAGCTGGCCGGGCTGACTGCCGCGGCCTCCCTCGGTCTGGCCGCCGCGTCGCCCGCCGCAACGCAGGCTGCAGCCCTACCGGGCGGCGAAGAAACGACGGCCGTCGATACGCGCGACTACGACGAGGGCCGTCCGCGTATTACGGCTGACAAGTTCTGCGACCAAATCGTCATCAACATCGCCTCGGCAGACGGCCAGGGACTGGACGAGATACGCGAAAAGATTATGGACGTTCTAATGGAAGTGACCGATGGACAGGCGTAACGATTATTCGGGGATGCGGCACCGTTTCGATGTGGCCGGTCTGCTGCTGGAAATAGCCAACAAGCGAGGCAAAATTTATCCGGGCATGCTCGCCGCGGGCAGCGTCCCCGCTCCGCGGCAGGCGGAGACATACGAGGGAATGGCGGAGGCCCCGGCGCTGCGGACGGAGATGACCGCGGGCGGCACGCCAATCCGCCGGCAGGACGCGACGACGGGCCGATGGTACTTTATGCCCGTCAGCGTGGAATGTTCACTCGGCAACATAGAATTGCCGTGCGCGGCCATCAGCATATCGGGCGAGAAACGTATCGTGCAGACGGCTCTTACCGGTCGCCGGGGCACGGTCAACGAGCTTGTAAATGTGGATAGTTACAAAGTTTCCATTACTGCCGCACTTATCGGCGAGGACGGCAATTATCCGGAGCAGGCCGTGCAACAGATGCGGGAGATGTGGGAATTGAACGAGGCCGTCATGCTCATTTCCGCCCTTACCGACTTGGTAGTGGGCCGGGATGATAAATTCGTTTTCGACAAAATCGAGTTTCCGACGATGGGAGGAACGGAACACGTTCAAATAGTGAAGTTTACGGCGCATACGGACGCGGCCGTCGAATTGATAATCGAGTAATCATGTACGTGCTGACATGTGACATACGAATCGGTGGCAAACGCTTTTCGGCGGTCCATGGCGTGACCGTCAAGCGCTCGGTGTACGCTCTCGGCGCGACAGCTACTATCAAAGTGCCCGTCACGGCCGTGCTGCGGCAGGCCGACCTGCCGGCCACGCGCGTGGAGACGGCGCAGGCCGTTGCCGTCGGCGACCGGGTGGAGATACGTCTCGGTTATGACGGGCGCAACAGATTGGAATTTAGAGGATATGTAAAAGCGCTCAATCTTCGCACGCCGCTGGAAATTGTCTGCGAGGACGAGTTTTGGCAGTGTCGCCGCCGCAACATCACCGCCAGCGGCACGACGACCCTCGCCGCACTGCTCAAAAAGTGCGGTCTTGAGGTCGGATATGCCGAAACGCTGACCCTGCAAAATTACGCGGTTCCGGACAAGTCCGTATCCTCCGTGCTGGCCGACCTTACGAAACGTTACGGCCTGGCCGTGTTTTTCGACCTGGACGGAAAGGTCTATGCTTGCCGGCCGGAAAAGGTCGTGGGAGACAGCGTGAAATACGAGCTGCGCGGCAACGTCATCAATGATGATAAATTGCAGTATTTGAACAGGAAAGACGTTAAAATACAAATCAAGGCGATTTGCTACAAAAAGGACGGCACGCGCGTCGAGGCGAAAAAGGGTACGGAAGGGGGCTCGGCGCGGACGCTCTACTTCTATGACGTACAGGACATGCAGGAGCTGGCGACACTGGCGCAGAACGAGCTGGAGCGCGAAACCGCGGACGGATACGACGGCAGCATCACGACGTTTCTCGAACCGTATGCAGCCCCAGGTATGGTGGCCGAACTGACCGACCCTGTATATGCGGAACGGTCGGGGAAGTATTACATATCCACCGTTACCGTCGATTTCGGTTCCGGAGGAGGACGGCGGACGGTCGAAATAGGAACGGCAATATGAGCGGCGAGGCGGATATCATCGAACTGCGCCGGAGGCTGTCCGGCATAGGCAGAGCCCCCGGCGGGGAGACCTTCCCGGCCACGGTGCGCGGAGTGGACGGCGACCGCCGCACGTGTACGGTCGAGGCCGAGGACGTGACATACGACGACGTGCTACTGTATGCCGTGGCCGATGCGGGGCGTAGGGGATTCTGTTTTCTGCCGGCCGTCGGAAGCATCGTTCTCGTTTCCCGCCTCGGTGGCAGCAACGAGCTTTACGTGGCTATGTTCTCGGAAGTGGACGAAGTGCGGCTCTCCGTGGGAGAGAGCTCTTTCTCCATGACGGCGGAAGGTTTCGCCGCGGGCCGCGGCGGCAGCGGCCTGCGCTCCACCCTGGAACAGCTCATCGACGCGATATGCGCGCTCACGGTGACGACCGGGACGGGGCCTTCCGGAACGCCGATAAACGCGGCGGATTTCATGCAAATTAAAGAGGACTTGAAGAATTATTTAACGGCATAAAAATGACACTTGTAAAGGCGACGATAAAAGCCTCGGTAAAGACGGCTTTCACCGAAGTGATGAATCAGGAGGACGACCGGGCCGGGGCGCTCGACAAAGTGGCCGACGCTTTGGCCGACGCGGTGATAGCCGCTATAAAATCGGCTACGATAACCTACACGGCCGGTCTCGTGGCGCCCCCGTCGGGCGGCCCCGTAACCGGGACATTCGGATGTACAATAGAATAGGATAGCCATGCGGGATATTTTACAGACAGCGGATGGCGATATAGACTTCACGGGCGACGACCTTGTTCTGGCCCCGACCGAGCGGGCGACCGGCCAGCACAAGCGGGACATTCTGCTCGCCGCTCCGGGTGACTTCAAGGAGGCGCCGACGCTCGGCGTGGCCGCCGTTGAGTACATCCAGGACGACGCGGAACTCTTTCTGCGAAACGTCCGCAAGCAGATGCAGGAGGACGGCATGGACATCACCCGCGTAGCCTTCAACGGTACGGGGGAATTGATAATAGAGGGGGGATACGGCGATGAAAACGATTAAGACGGTAGCCAATCAGACGCTGCTCGACGTGGCTGTCAAATATTACGGTACGGCGGAGGCGGCAGGCCAGCTTCTGGCGCTCAACCCCGACCTCGTGAACGACCCGGAGGCGCTCGTATCTCTGGGTATCGACTATCTCGCCGACAACGGCTGCTACCTGGACGTAGCGCTCGCGCCGGGCCAGACGGTCACGGTAGACACGGACAGCGACATGTGTCGGCAGACAGTGGTAAAGGAATTGAACGACAAAGAAATAAACACATTCGATGGCACGGACGATTAAGGATATACAGCAGGGGATGATTGACGGTCTGACGGCCGACCGCCCCGGCCTTTCCTCCTCCTCTGCGGCGGAGTGGCGGTTATGGACGTGGGTGGTGGCTACGGCTATACATCTGTTCGAGGTCGTGCTCGACCTGTTCCGCGCGGAAGTGGACGAGGCGGCCGACAAAATCGCCCCGGGTACCGTAAGATGGTATGTCGAGCAGTGCCGGCGTTTTCAGAACGGCCACGAACTGCTTTTCGATGAGCAGACGGCGCAGCTCTATTACGCGGAGGACGATGCGGAGGCTCGTATTATCGGCGTAGTGGCCGTAACGGAAAGTGCCGGACTTCTTAGTATCAAGGTCGCCAAACTCGATAATCAGAACCGTATCGTCCCCCTGACTACTGACGAGCTGCACAATTTTTCGGGCTACGTGGAAAGCATCAAATTCGCCGGAACCCAAACGGAAACCGTATCGACGACTGCCGACAAAGTGCGCTACGATATGCAAGTTTTTTACGACCCGGCCGTCCCGGCTACGACCGTGCGCGAGCGGGTAACGGAGGCCCTGGACGCTTTTCGCACGGGGCAGGACTTCAATTCGATACTTTACCGGCAAAAGCTCGTGGCGGCCGTGATGACCGCGGAGGGCGTGGTAACGGTTGATTTGAAAAAACTGGAACGCAAGGGCACGAGCATGGAGGAATTTGCCGAGGTAGGCGTCGCCGACGAACTGGAAGCAGGGTATTTCGATTACGATGATGGCAGCGCGCTCTCCTTCGTGTCCGCCAAACAGGTAGAATTATGAGAACGTTTCGTATAGATTATCGTAACCTGGTACGGCAGCTGCTTCCTGCGCACAAGCGGCAGCCCGTGCGGCTGTGGTGGCTGCGACGCTTGACGGCCCCGTTGGCCGGGCTCTTTACGGATTTCGAGACGTGGCGGGACGACACGCGCATATTGATGAACGTAACCTTTCAAGTACGTGTATTCGAGGGCTATCTGCGCAAGAAGTACGGCCAGCCTGTTGCGATTCGTGTTGAAACCTACGAGGACGGCGGACTGCGGATATGTCTCGAAGAGGAAGGGGATACGCAGCGTCTCGACCTTGCGCTGGAGGCGGAAGGAACTCCGACGGCCGAAGTCCCGCTGGAGGGGGAACTGCGCGAACAGTTCGGCGACGTCGATGTTGTTATCTACATCCCGCAGGGCGTGGATATCGAACAGGTCGTAGCCGATGTAGAACGCTTCAAACAGGCGCTCGTTAAATATAAAATCATTCAGAAATAGACAAATATGAAAAGACAGGTACAGCAGGCCGGCGTGCGGAAATATTTCGGCGACGACCTTGTCGGATTACAGGCGGAACCCCTCGCGGCCATCGACGCTTTTTTCGCCGAGCACGGCCCCTGCATCATTCAGGGATGCGAGGTTACGTCAAATTCGGCCGGCGGTTACGACGTGGCCGCCGGCATGGTCGCACTCGACGCCGAGGATACGGCGGAGGTGCGCCGTGTTATGGTGATGCCTTTCGCCGGTGCGGCGGGCGTTTCAATGCCCCTCTACCTATCCGCCCAGCGGCAGGCGATTTCCCGTGTCTACGGCGATGGGAAAAGCAAGCCTATTGCCTACGATTACAAGGCCGTGGCGTCAGCCGTGAAGCCGTCCGGGGATACGTCGTATCTCGAAATCACCGCAGCCGGCGGCCTCCGATTCGTGGATGTCATGCAAGATGACGCGCACCGTTTCATAACTGATGCCGAACGCACGAAGTGGAACGCGGCGCAGGGCAATGCCGAAAATTACGCCGACAATGTGGCCGCTGAAGCCGAGGAAACTGCCGTGCGCGACGCTGTATTGCGCACGCGTCTGACCTGCGCGAGGCTCGACAAGGGCTATTTCAAAACCACCGATGAATCGCTGCTGTTTACCGGGGACCGTACAATACGTATCGTATTCGTTACCGGCGATGACGTGACTACGCGGCAGGCAGTTTTTCGGGACGGATACAACAATCAGCATAACACGGTCAGCGTTGCGGAGAATTGGATAACCGGTCGGGTCGGCGGAACTTCCTATCAGACCGCCGCACAGGCCAACACCCTCTACGAGGTCGTACTGGTGAAAACGGCGGATGGCTGCAAAGCAGTCATTAACAATGTCGTCCAGAACAAGGCCCTCGCCGGCGATGCGGCGGAGGCGCGATTTATCGAGGTCGGAAATAGCGAAAATGTGCCCTTTTTCGGTCGCATAATTTCCGTTCGCATATTCAATTTTGCCTTTTCCGATACCGATATCGCCTCCTCGTGGAACGACGGCCATCCTGAGCTGTGGTGTGTGCCGGATGAGTGGCGGAGGGTCCGCCAGCTCGGCTGGCCGACTGCAACATATAAACCGGAAGCGGAGACATGGGCAAGAAATACCGGGAATGCCATTCGCACGGACAATGTGGCCGCCGCCAACGGATTTTCCGGAAATTTCCAGCGTTTCGAGATACCGGAGGGAGGAACGTCGATTTCCATCTACAATGGTTTTCAACGGTATGACGGCAAAACGCGACGTGAGCGGCAGCGTGTCCGGTTTGAATACCGTTCCAGCGGTTCCATCTCCGCGCGTACCTTCGGAAGTTTCGCGGCCAATACCGGCGATGCCGCGGTAGCCGAAATAATCGGCGAGACGGCTAATTACATGGTTATCGAAATGAGCGGACAGCCGGGCGATTTCATAGAAATATGCACCCTGGCAATCGACGCCGTCGGATGTCTGCTCGACCTCACCCCGGCCGGGCTGACGCCGACCGTCTGGTATGACACATCCGGCCAGGAAAACGACGTGCCCTATTTCCTGAACGGCAACAAGGCGGGCGAGGTAGAACTCTCCTACGATACGACGGGATTTCCGGACACGACGGCCGCAGACCGAGAGGCAGTGCTCGCGTATGCAAATCGTTACGACGCCGACCGCGAAGATGTACTCGTTTGCATGGCCGATGCCAATGCCGGGCAGGCACTCGCCGACCATGCGGCCGATGCGGTGAAGCACATCACCGCCTCGGAGCGCTCTACTTGGAATGCAAAGGAAACTTCCGACGGCGCGCAAGAAAAAGCCGATGCGGCCGAAAATACGGCCGTGCGCGATGCGGTGCTGCGAGGTCGGACGACCGGTGCAGTCATGGGGAAAGGGCTGTTCAAATCTTCGGCCGCGGCCCTGACTACGGAAGTGGCCGGGCAGCCGCATACGACCGTCGTTGTTTTCGTCACGCCTGCTACTGCTTCGTCCGGAAACCTTTCCGTATATAACGAGGGCACAGGCGGAAATATCGGTTATGGTTGTCACATATTTCACACGGGCAGCAACGTTGTCGTATCCATGCGCGGGCTGCAAATTGCCGCCAAAACTGTTCCGCTCGGCACGCTTTGCTGCGTCGCGGTCTCCTACGACGGCGATACGCGGTGCATCGCCGCCATCAACGGCACGGCGACGGTAAAAGAGACTCCAGCATACGTATATCCTCACGAGCCGCAGCGCTTCCTCCTGGGCGGCGCCGAAGCGGCGGCCGATGCCGGAACACTCCCCGGTGTACGTCTCGTCGCCGCCCGCCGCTTCAATTTCGCCCTGACCGCCGAAGAATTGACGGCGATATGGAACGGCGGACATCCGGAACTGTGGGTCGTCCCGGCCGTCGTGCGAAATATCGAGCCCTCGCAATGGCCCTCGGGCAGCTTCACCGCGTCCGCCGGCACGTGGATGCAAAACAACAGCGCGACGAGCATTACCAGGAACGTGTCCGCGGCCAACGGCTTTTCCGGGACGTTTTTGCGGGCGACAAACAACATCCCCGGCAATCTAAGCATATACAATGCCTGGCGTTTGGACAACAAGCAGGCCGACATGAAATACATGCAGCTCATCGAGTTCGAGTATCGCAGCGACGGCGCAATCAAAGCGATACACGGCGGTACGGTGTTGGCGACCTTTCCGGCCAACCCCGGAAATGCTGTAACGGCGAGCTACATAGCCCCGGCCGGCCAGTACACCAGCCTGTCAATGGCTGGCAGTGAAGGCACATACATCGAAATCCGCACCCTGCGTATCGTGACGCTCGGCTGTTTGCTTGACCTTACCCCCGCGGGACTTACCCCGACCGTATGGTACGACGCTTCCGGGCAGGGAAATGACGTGCCTTATGTGGCGGCGGGAAGCAATCCTGCGGAGGCGGAACTGTCCGATTCCACCGACGGTTATCCGGCTACGACAATCGCTGACAGGGAGGCCCTGTTGGAATATGCCGCCAGATATACGGAAGTGCGCGAGGAACTTCTGCTGCGGCTCTCCGCCGATGAAGCGGCCCGCAGGGACGAGGCGGTGAAAGCCTATGCCGATGAGGTGGGAAATACGACCCTTGACGCCGCGACGGCTTATACCGACGAGAAAATGGCCGAAAAGCAGGGGAAAATTGCAAACATCGCCATCTCGGATTTCGATACGTTCAATCCGTCGAATACCGCTGAAACAAAGACCCTTGCATACGGTGAATTTGTGTGCTTCACGAGCTATGACGCTATCGGGCGGCCCGATGCCGGAACCTCAACGTATGCGCGAATATGTACAGGACGCATTACCCGCTTATACGGTCAATATTATCGTCTGGAAGCCCTGACAGGCGGCGGAAGCCGCGCCATACCGCAGACATACACACGTCTGTACATCAACGGCGAAGCACAGGACTGGCAGGCTGGCACGGAGACCTTTTCCTACGGAACCGACGGATGCGTAACGTTACCGTCCGGACTGCTCATCCAGTGGGGACGGTATTCTCCGGCAACCGGTTCAAGCGCTCTGCCTATTAGCATAACCTTTCCCAAAAAATTCAAGACCACGCCGTTACATGTGACACTGACACGTATAGATAGTACGGCGGCGCAGGAAGTTTGGAGTTTGACGTTACGCACATACACGACCACCGGGATAACGGTCATGCCCAATAAATTGACGGCCTCCGGTGCAGTGGAGGCGACCGGATGTCGGTTTTTCTGGATGGCTCTCGGCCAGGCTGAATGATGTTTTACCTTTTAATATATACAATATGAAAACAGACAAATTATTACATGTACTTTGCGGATACATTATCGCACTGACCGTCGGCATCTGGCTGCCATGGCTCGGCGCATTAACCGGCGTTGCGGCGGCATTCGGAAAAGAGTTCTTATGGGACAGGCTGCTGAAGCGCGGTACGTTCGAATGGGCCGATATCAACGCTACACTCGTCGGAGTGCTGGCAGGATTCTGCGTTGCCTTCCTACGTGCGAGTATCGCGTAAATAACTCACTTACCCCATTTGGGGTATGGAAAAGCAAACAACACCCCAATTTATCACAAATAAAAATAGAGGGTCGGTTTTTTCCAAATTTTAAGGGCGTCTAAATTGAATTTAGACGCCCTTTTTCACCGCCGATTTTTGTCGTTTTCTGAAGGGAAAACCTTCAAATATCCTCGAAAATCGTTGCACTTTTCGAATGGCGGATTATAGTGAGCGGGAATTCCGAAAAGAGACTGACGACCATCGCCGTCGGCAGTTGCAAACGGAAATCATTAATCTTCAGCGTAACCAGCGACAAAAACGTCAAGAAATGTTTTCTCTTGAGGACGAGATAATAGTACGTCGAGATGCTCTCATCGCTGCCATCGACAGTTCGTTGGATAAAGCAGCCGAAGAGGAACATCTGTTTACCATAGCTTGGCAGGTAGTATAAACGACAAAGTAATAAAATGGAATAAAAACAATATGGCAACACAATTTGATAAGTTCATAGCTACGATGAAGAAGGTGCTGATGCTTGACCAGGCAGACCTGGATTTCGGTATCTATCGCATCATGAACAGGAAACGTGACCAAATAGAATCCTATCTCAACAATGACTTGCGCCGGCAGGTGGCCGAAGCTATCAGCGAGAATGCCTCCAATGATGCGGAAACCCTGCAAAAGGAGCTGGCAAAGTTGGTTTCTACGTTGACGGAGGCGGGCATGAATCCCGACAATGCCCCCAAAGTCCAGGAGCTCAAGGAACGTATTGCCCGTTGCGGTAATAGTGAAGAGCTTGAAAATGAGGTGTATTCACACCTTTCTATATTCTTTGGCCGCTATTATGATGGTGGAGACTTTGTCTCTCAGCGCCGTTACAAGAAGGACGTATATGCCATACCTTACGAGGGCGAGGAGGTGAAACTGTATTGGGCCAATGCCGACCAGTATTATATCAAGACGGCCGAGTATTTCCGCAACTACCGTTTTGCTGTCGATGGCGATAAATTCTGCGAGTTTACCCTGCGTGAGGCTACCACTGAGCAAAACAATAATGTGGCTCAGAATAATATGGAGCGTCGTTTTGCTCTTTGTAAGGAAACGCCGATCGAGGTTATCGGTGATACGCTGCACATATACTTCACCTACGAACTGTACCCGAAGGCGACCAAGCAAAAGGCGCTTGTAGAGGCGGCTTTTGATGCAATCAAAAACGCTATCCCTGCTGAGTTTATTTCCGTTCTGGCTCCGCGTCCGACCGAAAGCGACCGCACCCGTACCCTGTTGCAGAAACATTTGAATGACTATGTGGCCCGCAACACGTTCGATTATTTCATTCATAAGGACCTTGGGGGCTTCCTTTCCCGCGAGCTCGATTTCTACATCAAGAATGAAATACTGGTTATCGACGATATCAATGCGCGCACTCCCGGCGAATTCCTGAAGCATCTCACCGTAATCAAAGCCATAAAGATGGTGGGCATGAAGCTCATTACCTTCCTGGCTTCATTGGAGAACTATCAGAAACGGCTGTGGCTGAAAAAGAAATTTGTCATAGAGTCCAACTATTGCATGACGCTCGACCGTGTGCCGGAAAGCCTCTACGCCGAGATTGCTGCCAACGATGCACAGCGCGAGGAGTGGGTGCGTCTGTTTGCGATTGACGGGATTGAACGCGACCAGCGACACACGGCGGCCTATACCGTGCCGCTGTCGGTGGAATTCCTCAAGGAAAATCCTTTCCTCGTGCTCGATACCAAATTCTTTACGGCAGAGTTCAGGAATACTCTGCTTGCTTCTGTCGACAATATTGATGAGCAGTGCGATGGCCTGCTCATCAACTCCGAGAACTTTCAGGCATTGGAACTGTTGCAGGAGAAGTATAAAGGAACAGTTGATTGTGTATATATTGATCCTCCATATAATTCTCCTTCTTCAGAAATTGCTTATAAAAATAGTTACAAACATTCATCGTGGCTAACCTTGATTAATGATAGACTGAATCTAGGGAAAAAGCTTCTATCATATGAAGGAAGCCAGGTTGTAGCTATTGATAAATATGAACATGGACGTTTATATCTTCAATTATTGGAAATTTTTGAGGGTTATGATATTGTGTCTGTTGCAATTGAGCATAATAAAAAAGGGACAATGGGAGATCATTTTTCTTACAATAATGAATATGCAATTTTTACAGTGCCGTATACGAGGAAGAAGTTAAATGTTCAGATAAGAAATAAAAATGATTGGGAATGGTCTAAGTTTAGGAATTGGGGAAGTGAATCAGAAAGAACCGATGCTAGAAATTGCTTTTTCCCTATTTATGTGAAAGATTTGCAAATTATAGGATACGGAAGCGTGTGTGATGATAATTTTCACCCGAAATCTAATGTTGAGATAAAGAATTTGTCTAAATGCTTTGACGCCTTCGGAAATCTTAAAGACGTGAATACTGATGTTGTGGCAATATATCCTATTGATGTTCAAAATATAGAAAGGAAGTGGAGGTATGCTTTTCAGACGATGCCTGAAATTATCAATGTTTTAAAGGTTGTGAAAATAGGAGATAGAATAGATATTGAAATGCCTAAGTATTCTGAGCAATTCAAAACCTTATGGTATGGTCCTAAATATAATGCGGGTGATTATGGGACTAAAATTTTAACATCGATGGGAATATCGAAAGACCTATTTCAATTCCCAAAATCAATTTTTACGACTAGAGATTGTGTTTATGCCGTAACAGAGAAAAATAGTTATATAATTGATTATTTCGCAGGTTCTGGTACTACAGGTCATGCAGTTATCAACCTTAACAGAAAGGATCAAGGCAAGCGCAAGTATATTCTCTGTGAAATGGGCGAATATTTTGATACGGTAACCAAACCTCGTATTCAAAAGGTAATTTACAGCAAGGATTGGGACGGAGGCAAACCTGTGTCACGTGAGGGCAGCAGCCATTGTTTCAAATATATGCGTTTGGAGCAGTACGAGGATACGCTCAATAACCTTACCATAGAGCCGGCAAATATCAGCAAAGATAATGTTGACTTTTATGGCGGATACATGCTTGGCTATATGCTCGACATCGAGACTCGCGATTCGCTTTTCAATATGCAGTGGTTTAGAAATCCGTGGAATATGAAGCTGCGCATCATCCGGCAGAATGAAACACGTGAAGAGAATATCGATGTAATCGAAACGTTCAACTACCTTATCGGTCTGAATGTAACGAGCATTCTCCATCCCAAGAAAGGGGTTTGCACGGTCGAGGGTGTGACCCGCCGCGGGGAACGCACACTGGTTATCTGGCGTGACTGCGACACGGTGGACAATGATGCGCTTAACGATTTCTTCCGTCGTATGAGCTATTCTACGCGCGACACGGAGTTCGACCGCATCTATGTGAACGGCGACAACAACCTGGAGAATCTGCGCACCGATGAAGAGCAATGGAAAGTGGTTCTCACTGAGCAGGAGTTTGCAAAACGCATGTTTGAGGATTGCTAAAACCGGAGAAACACCATGCCAAGAAAACAAAGACAAACAAGACAACTACAGGTTGAAGGCAAGCTGAGCAATTCGCTTGTCCTCAATCGGTATCTACTCTCGCTGTTTGGTGCTTCCAGTTTGGAAGCGCTTAGCGAACATTTGAAAGACCCCGTTCTTGAAGGTTGGGACGAAAACAATGTGTCGTACTTTCACAAAGAGCTTGTGCAGCGGTTGTTTGCAACCAGCGAGCTGACCGAGGAGATGTTGTTGGCTTATGACGAGCATATTTTCCGTCACACCAAGGCAATCAGCGAGAAACGCGAAGCTCGGATAAGGTGGAAATATTTCCAGTATCTTAGTCTGTTATTCACGGAGATATATCTCGACAAATATTTCAGCGACAAGAAGAAATTGCTTGCCGATATTAACACATATCTTCAATCTGGTTTCAATGCTGATCCGAAAACTTATCATGGTATGACGGATTTCACGGAAGCCGATCTTAACAAGGTGGCTTTCTGGTCGGCTACGGGTTCGGGTAAGACACTGCTCATGCATGTAAATGTGTTGCAGTATCGCCATTATGCCGGGAAATATCGTCAGAAGCCTAATCGCATCATTCTGATTACGCCTAATGAGGGCTTGACAAACCAGCACCTTGAAGAGTTCCGGAAGAGCAATATCGGAGCAGATGTGTTCAACAAGAACACCGCCAGCGGGATGTTTGCGGGTCATGACATTGATGTTCTTGAAATTACCAAACTTGGAGACACCGATGGCGACAAGACGGTGGCAGTGGGCTTTTTTGAGGGCAACAACCTGGTGTTGGTAGATGAAGGGCATCGAGGTTCCGGCGGTGATGCATGGAAACAAAGACGCGACAAATTGTGTGAAACCGGATTCTCTTTTGAGTATAGTGCCACCTTCGGTCAGTCGATATCCGCGATCAGCAATGCTGCAAAACGTCTGGAGATGCTGCACGAGTATGGCAAGGCTACGCTTTTCGACTACAGCTATCGCTATTTTTATAATGATGGCTATGGTAAGGACTACCAGATTCTGAACATGAACAGCAATTGGGGCAGTTCGCTTAGCGACAACCAGCTCATCATGTACCTGACGGCTTGTATGCTCAACTTCTACGAGCAACAGCGTTTGTATCGTGACAATCGGGCTGATTTACGTTCATTCCTTTTGGAGAATCCTCTTGCCGTGTTTGTAGGTGGCTCGGTGACGGTTGATAAAAGTATCGGGTCACAGGAAGTCAGCGACATTGTCTTTATTCTGAAATTCTTTCAGCAGTTCATTGCCGATAAACAGGCTTCAATCGGCAATATAGATCATCTCTTGCATGGAAGTGATGGGCTTACTGACAAGTATGGGCATCCTGTCTTTGCACGTCAGTTTGCCTATTTGCGCAACCTGCCGGAACATGGGGCGGAAGACATATACAATGATATGCTGGGGCTGGTGTTCCATTGCTCGGTTGCAGGAGCACATTTGCACCTTGACAACTTGAAAGGTAAGGACGGCGAGATAGGTATGCGCATCGGCAATGGCGAATACTTCGGCATCATCAATGTTGGAGACAGTGGTACGTTGGCAAAGAAATGCGAGGAAGTCGGACTTAACGTAATGAGTAAGGAGTATACCGAAAAGTCGCTTTTTGCCAATATCAATAAGCCCGACAGTAGTCTGAATATTCTCATAGGTAGCAAGAAATTCACGGAAGGATGGTCGTCGTGGCGCGTTTCTACCATGGGCTTGCTCAACGTGGGTAAGTCGGAGGGGAGTCAGATTATCCAGTTATTTGGCCGAGGTGTACGTTTGAAAGGCTATAAATTCTCGCTGAAACGTTCCTCTGCCCTGGACGCTTCTCTTCAGCCAGAAAGTAAACCGCGTTTTATGTATAACCTTGAAACGCTCAATATTTTTGGTATTAAGGCCGATTATATGGAACAGTTCAAGCAGTTCCTCGAAGATGAAGGCCTGCCGACAAATGACTCTGATTGGGAGAAGTTTGATTTGCCTGTTTTGCCCGTTGCCAATCTCAGAGGAAAGCGGTTGAAATACCTGAAGATAAAAGAAGGCTGTGATTTCAAGAAGGATGAGAAGGTAATAATTAAAGCAGGTATGCTGAGTAATACTCCTATTACGCTTGATTATTATCCGAAAATACAAGCGATGCGCAGTGCGGGCCGCAAGAGTATTCTTGACGAGACAAATACCACTTTGCATAAAGCAATATTGACACCGGAGCATCTTGCATTCGTTGATTGGAACAGGATATACTTTGCCATAATAGACTACAAAAATGAACGTAGCTGGTATAATCTGTGTGTGTCTTCCGAAGATATCAAGGAAATAGCCTTGGATAGCAGCTGGTACACGCTGTTTATTCCCGAACCTCAGATGTCGTTTACGGATTTTGGCAGCCAGACGGCTATGTGGCATGATATTCTTGTCGCTCTGTTAAAAGGCTATGTGGAAAAGGTGTATAACAATGCGAAAAGCCGTTGGATGAGCCGAAATGTGGAGACTGCATACCTTGACAGCAGCCATCCTAATTTTGAAGAGGAATATCGTGTCCTTACACACAAGGAATTGTTCAAGAACGAGGATGAAGCTGGTTTCTGCAAGGCAATCAATAAACTGAAACAGGAATTGACGGCAGGTACCTTTTCGAAATCAATCAGGATTGCAAATTCGAACGATTTTGAAGCGTTGTGTATAGCCGGACACCTGTATCAGCCGTTACTGTATCTGAATGAATCGAGCTTTAAACACAAGGAAATCGGCAATCTCATTGAAGTGAGGCCTGTAGCGTTGAACAAAGGTGAACGTGATTTCGTGTGCGATATACAACGGTTCTTTGATAATAATCCTGCTTTTTTTGAAGGTAAATCATTGTATTTACTTCGCAACAAAAGTCGTAAAGGTATTGGATTCTTTGATGATAGTGGATTCTATCCTGATTTTATCGTATGGCTTGTCGTAGGCGAGCATCAGTATGTGTCGTTTATTGATCCTAAGGGTATTACATATTTGAATGGCTTCGCCAGCAGCAAAATTCAGTTGTATAAAGTTATCCGTGATGATATAGAGCCGGGATTGCACGATACAAGTATTACCTTGAATAGCTATATTATCTCAAACACGGAGATGAAAGATGTGAAGCATTGGGTTGATTTCCCGGAATTGGATTTGAGCAGCAAGCAGAAGAAGTTCAATGAACATCATGTCTATTTTCAAGGAGACCAAAGGGACTCATATATTAGACTGATATTGGAGAATATGATTTCCTCATCAGAGACCAATGTGTAAACGAATGCTGTTTTCAACATGTGTGTTTGGGAAAAACGGTCTTCAGAAATTTCAGATAGGCATTTGCATACAAGTTTGCACCGATAGTTCAGAGATAGAAAAATCCCCTTGTTGTAACTTATTTACAACAAGGGGATTATCTGATTTTTTGTATTTTAATTCGACGGTATAAAGTTGATTATCTGTTCGCCGTTGTCCGCAACATTGTCGATTGTGATTTTATCGTTTCTCAGTGATTGTGCCGACCACGTTGGCACCGTCAGAATATCTGAATCCTGTAAATGTGATGTATGGCCTTTCAGGACTTGTGGAAAAAGTTTGTAGTTCATAATCCAAGACCTGAAATTCGGAAATCTGATAGTCTGCCATTGCTGTTTTTGAGAATGTAGTGTGGTACTATGTGAGTACACCATGCTTTGCTTGTACTTTCAGAAAGCGCACGAACCTGCCTTTCTTCTCCCGTTTTAATTCGTGGAATTGCAGGATACCGATGCAACAAGAATCATTTTCAGCAATGGCAGTCATCAGCATTGTTTCATTGTATTGGTTTGTAACAAATTAATCACCAATTATAAAAACATATCATTATGCACGAATGTAAAACTGTAACATTGAGGGCAAGACCTCTAAAGAAAAACATGTTGTCGTCCTATTTGGATTATTATCCCGGTTATCGCGACAAAGACAGTATGAAGGTAATCCGTCATGAATCTTTGGGCATCTACATCTATGCCGAACCAAAGAATCAACGGGAACAGAACTTTAATGCCGTCATGTCGGAAAAAGCGGAAGCTATCCGATGCCGACGTTTTGAATCCATCGTGAATGAGCGGTACGATTTCTTTGACAAGAGCAAGATGAAAGGAGATTTTCTTGCCTATTATAAGAAGACACTCCGCAAGCACGACCAGAAATGGGAGTTCGTATATCTGCATTTCTTCAATTTCGTGGGTGGAAAATGTTCGTTCGAGGAAATTGATGTGGACTTATGCAACAAGTTCAGAGAGTATCTGCTTAATGCGAAACAACTTAGACGTCCTGAGCGTCCCATATCACGCAATTCGGCTGTGGGCTACTGGTCCACATTCAGAGGATTTCTCAAAATACTCTATCGCAACAAGTTGATTCACTCCAATGTAAATGATTTCTTGGAGAAGATAGAGCCGGAAGATGTAGTGAAAGACTTATGGTTATATGGAAATTAGTGCTGAACTTTGCACCATAAAACTGTAAACAATCACAACTATATGGAGAATAATATACAAGTTCAGAAAGCAGCTGATATCAGCAGTTTGGCTGGAGTGGTCATCGTTTCACTCTCGGCACTCACCGCATACAATGTCGGTGAAAAGTTCAATCACAACATCCTGTTTGATGCCACCATTTTTATTATCTCTTTGGTAATGCTTATTTTGACCTTTGCCATATTCCGCAAAGTAATGGCAAGGCTTTTTACGACAATCTCAAGTAGTACTACAAATAAGCAAGTACAAAGCGTATGTTCGCAAGAATGCAGCCATCAAAATGCTAATCAAGATTCAGTAGAAGAGGAACAGATACCTGATAGTTTGGAGAGATATGAGAGCATTCTTGTGGAAGAGCAACTAAAGGAGGTGAAACGGAAAAGGGGCATCATGATAGCTATCCGCGAATATGTAGTGGAAAAGACCTCTAAATATCTCTCAAAAGAGAATATCAGCACACTATTCCGGAATATAGAGTGCATTGCCGAAAACCGGGTTAACGATTGTCAGCCAATCCATTCAACGAAAGAAGCAAAGATCAGTTCTCCCTCTTTAAGACACTTAGCTTGGAATATCGGTGAACGGCTTGGAGTCTCCCGTCGCGACAGAGCGATATTCATTAAATCTTCTTTCCCATACGAATTGCGCAACGCCGATATAGAATATCTGGAAGAAATCTCAATTAATTGCGGTGCACTTGGCTGTGTGGTATTGGTACACCACCGACTTATTGTCATTTTTGACAGGCCAAGCTGTTCTGCCAATAAGTATTTGTAATCATCTTCTCGGCTAAAATGACCCGGATGCGATTTCTGTACTCTTTCTTTTCCATTGAATTTACATATACATTTATGTATAAAGTTAAACAAATTTGTGAGCATCGCAAAGCAGACAGACTATAATATTTGATTTGAAAAGAGTCAGCACGTTTTGAATGACATCAGCCAATTATTTGTCGTTTGTCGTTTAGGGCGAAGTGGTATTTAATCTTTGCCATCTCAATATCCTATTTTAACATTATGACATACTATACAATATATTTAAAGTATAAAATAATATTGCATTATAGTTATTCCTCATTTTCATCGGGATAAGTCCAGTCTTTAGTTGCATATTCCTTCTCAAATTTCGTCAAGTCTTCCTTGATACGTTCACGGAAATTCTCTTCGCTGTCATCGCCACTCATCATCCAATCTACACGAGTTGCATATATTTCTGCTATACGCATTTGCCAATAAGCCTCTTTCATAGCATTTATTGTCTCATCGGACAGTTCCAACACATCCGCTTCATCGGGATAGCGGTCATAATAACAATGATGGATTGAGTATAACACTGGAATCTGTTCGCCGTCAGAAGTGTCAGACATATATCGCGTTGTTGATTGGAATATCACCCCATCACCAAAGAATTGTCGGTCTACATATTTTTGTTCTGCCTTAACGATAGTTGTATCTCTTAGAAGAAAAGATTCCGCATCTTCATAACTTGCAAAACTCATGTAGTCCTTATAGCTATGGTATGAGCCAAAGCTATCTTTCTCGTAAATAGTCCAATAGTTTTCGTAAACCTTTTCCGGCTTTGGCTGTAAGGCTCTTGCAATATCACGCTCAATGGTATCTGCAATCTCGCGCATTGCATATGTGCTCCTATCAAAATATCCGCCACTCATAGTTCTTTAATTTAATCAATTCATTTTATCAACTCAACAACATTTTCCGGCAACATCGCATTCCCAATATCATCTTTCGGAGTATTCTTAAGAAGCAACATCGGAACGATGGTATAGTTCTTGGCAAACGGCAATAAATTAGCCTTGCGAAGAAGTTCAGTTGTTAACTGTTTACCATTCTCTTGATTTGTCCATTTGCACTCACCAACCAGCAGATACTTTTTATCAAGCGATTCGGCCATTACATCAAACTCCACTTGTTCAGGCTTCTTATCCTCATTGAGAACAGAACCCCACCAGCGTTTTGCCTTACCGTAAACAATTCCATTGACCATATTTCCCGTTACAGCATCCCTGCATAGTTTTTCCCAATGCATACTCACATACTCCGAGAAATGGGCTGCCAATGCCTGTTCTAATGGCAAACGACGACCAAGCTCGATGAACGAACGGTTAGGCACGACAAACTGATAGTAGAATGCCATAAAAGGGTCTGCGATCTTATATAGGCTCTTTTTTGCATTCTTTTCGTCAATTCCGAAAGGAACATCTTTCTCTAAAAATCCGAGGTCAATAAGTTTCTTCAATGGACGTGACAGATTAGTTGCAGGCTCATTACATCTGGCAGCAATCTCAGAAAGACGATTTGCACCGGAGCCGATATAGGACATGATTGTAGAAGTCTTGACAATATTCTTCACATCATCTTGAAATAGTTTTATCGGCTCCTCGTAAAGAGTACCATTTACAGAAAGGATATTGTGCCACAACGCATCGGAAAGTGAGTTTCTGTTTTCTCGCAGTTCCCAGTAACGAGGCACACCGCCCCATACAGCATACTCTTCAACGGCACCCACAGCTTCAAGGTTCAAAGCCTCCTGAATATACGGCAAGTGTATCGGCGTAAGTCTCATAATCTCATCAGCACGGCCATAGAGTGGTGCCGTAGAATCAAGAAACAGTCCATACATCATATTTTGCGATGAACCACAAAGTACAAGATTATACTTCAACTGCTTTTCATCAACAAGTTTCTGCAACACTGACGGAAGTTCCGGGGATTGTTCAACCAGATACGGAAATTCATCCAGGCATAGCGTGAAACGCTTGTCTGTGCGATAATTGACCGCACGAAACAGGGACTCCCAATCCGGATAAGTCAACTTATCAAAATCAGGAAATACTTGTGCTACTACCTTTGCAAGTAAAGTCCTTTGGTGTTGTCCTTCCGAACGGTCGGCAAGGAAATATACATCACTGTCCGACAACACCCTTTTGATCAGTGTTGACTTACCCAACCATCTGCGACCGTACACTACGACTAACGAGGACTTCTCTCTTGAAAGAGCATCCCTCAGTCGTGCTATTTCTTCTATTCTATCAACGAAGTTCATATCTAACATTAATTATGAATTGTAAACATAATGATTTTGTAGCATAATACAAAATTTCAAGCCAAGTGTTTTTCTGTATGGCAAAAGAATCTAATGAAAAGTGATGTGAGGCATGAACTCGTCAGCAATACGCTAAAGCCTCAATATATCATATAGTAACTAAAAACGCTCCTTTTTGTATATTATATGATATATTGGGGCTTTAAAAATTCAGTTATTCGAAAATTTCCAATAACTGAATTTTTGCTTGCCAAAAGAAAAAGATATGTCTCCACTCTCAACTTGACTTTAATGACCGTTATAATATACACGGGCAATAAAGTCAAGTCAAATAGAGGGAGAGAAGAAAATTAGCCTACTGTGTATTTTTTTCTTTTCGCCAGCAATGAAATTCTATGCAAAATTTCCCGAAAACCTCATAGCACGGCTGGCAAATTTGCACCAAAAAACACCTTTTTTATCAAAGTCTTTTCATTTGTTTTCCTGTACCGGAAAAACGCATTATCTTTGCAAAAGTTCAGCGAAGAATAAAGAGCAAAAATCAGACTTTCCTACCGTTTAAGTTTCAAACTATTGGTAGTCAACTGGTCTAATATGCTGCATCGAATTGTCGTTTGGGATAATATGTCTATTCTATTTTGCAGCATTGTAAATTTTCAAAAGTGGCGCAAATGTACAGAATAATTTCGCAATACTCCAAATATTTTTTATTGAATTCTTTAAATTACCCTATAAAAATCGCTGTGAGACTTAAGAGGATGTTCAATATGCTATGATTCGAATACTTGCGAATAAGGGTTGGGAATATTTATCAAATGTATTATATGAAATCTCATTGGTGATGATTTCTGCTGTTATATTCAAATATACCAATCGCTTGATTATCAGAATATATTTTGGCTGAACAAACAATTCAGTGCTATTCGAATATTATCTGTAACTTGGATAAGTTTTAGTGGTATTGATGAAATTTGTCTATTCACCGCCGTTAAATTGCACGAGGGACAGAATTTTGTTCCTTGTATCCGTTCAGGGAACAAACGGGGGATAAAAATGCTGAAAAAACAAGTAAACAAGAGAAAATATGACTCCTAAAATAGCTTATTTTTCCTCTATTTAAGTGCTATTTTATCAGTATTTTACATCCATGTAAATTATAACTAATTATAAATTAGTCAGTTGAGTTACTTACTGACGCGCTATCAAACGCCTGTTGATTATCAATAGTTTACGGCTTAAAAGATAGGAATCTCAAAAAAAAACTACTTGTTTTTTGAAAAAAAATCGAAGATTTAACGATTTTTTTCATTGTCTCTCTCCGAACAAAGGGAAAAGAGGCAAAAACAGCCCTTTCGAGCCCCGACTGACCCCGCCTGCGAAGATAGGGCATGTCGGGGTTTATTTCGCCAAAATGGCCGGTAAAATCGAGGATGGATTTACGGATATTTTCGGGTCCCAGATGAGGTATTTTTTGCTTGAACGGAGTGACCGTTGGAGACCAACCTTTACATCCGGATTGCTTATAAGTTTTGCAGCCAAAAGAAAAAAGGCTGTAGCCATTTCGCCATGGCGCCAGCCATCTCTTTTTCCCCTCATTTTGACTTTACTTTATGAACGTATATATGAATACGGGGATAAAGTAAAGTTATTCGCCGTCGAGTAGGCCTTTATATCTGGATTTGGTGAATAATGACCAGATACCCGAGGGAATAGGGTGGATAATGTCATTTTGAAGGAGTAGTTATATAGCATAGAGCATACAAGACAAATGGTATTGTTTTAAGGTTATCCTGAACTTGTATTGAATTGCGTTGGGCAAAGATTAATAAAAAAATAATTTATTAAATTTGCGTGAGAGTTTAATTTATTAGATTTACAGCTATGGGTAAAGACTTAAATAGGATTAAAGTCGTCTTAGTGGAGAAACATCTGACAAGCAAATGGCTGGCGGAAAAATTAGGTAAGTCAACTTGTACTGTGAGCAAGTGGTGCTCTCAAAAGTCGCAGCCAGATTTGCATACCATGAACCAGATAGCAGTCCTGCTTGACGTGAAATTGAGCGAGCTTATTGTGGATTGAGAGAAGCTTTTTAGGTTAATCTAACGCACGACGATGAAAATTCCATTTGCAATATCAGCAAGAACAGCGCATCTTATTGGCATGGAGAATTTTGCCAATGCAGAAGGGGCTATTGTAGAACTAGTGAAGAATGCTTATGATGCAGACGCGGAAACGTGCGTGGTAGTGGCAGATATCCGAGAAGATAAGGCAAAATCCAAGTTGTTCATAATTGATAATGGTTCAGGAATGACTGACGAAATCATTGTCAAGCATTGGATGACGATTGGTACAGATGATAAGCTTCTCAATGCCCGTTCTTCAAGTAAAAAGCGGGTTAAAAGTGGTGCAAAAGGTATTGGCCGATTTGCTTTAAACAGATTAGGGACTTCTGCAGAGATGTTGTCTTTTGCTAGTAGCGAGTTAGGTAAAGGTTATGTGTGGAATGTTGATTGGAAAAAGTTTGACCAAGCGCGTGTACTTTCAGATGTGGAGGCAAATCTAGAAGAAATTACTCTAGATTGTTTGGTAGGTAAACTTAATGAGTATGGTATTGACAAATTGCCAATATATGATAAATTAGTTTCTGAAAATTTTCACGGAACAATCCTTTGTATATCCCATCTGAATGACGATTGGAATGACGATGCTCTGAATGGATTGTTGAAGAACCTTGAGATGCTCATCCCTGCAGAGTTACAATCATCTTTTGAATTGTATTTGTACAAGATGCATGATTTGCAGTGGAGTGGAAAGGTTAATCCGATGGAGTATGAGGATTATGACTATAAAATTTCTGCTCAGTATGAAGGAGGACGTGAAATACAGATAAAGATTGAGAGAAATGAATTGAACTTTTCTAAACTTGAAACACTTTACAGCAAAGTATTTCTGCGAGATGCGATGAAAGTAGCACCATTTCGTTTAGAGGATTTTCAGAAAAGAGAAATCACGCAAACTATTCAAATAAACGAAAAGGTTGATGCTAATCTGCTAGAGCAGGTTGGAAAATTTGGATTTACGTTTTTCTTTCTAAAAAATACGTTAAAGGATGATCGAGACAAGGATGGGAATCAAAAATATCCATACAATTTATTTGATGAATCAGCCCGTACTCATTGGCTTGACAGGTTTGGCGGTGTGCGTATCTATCACGATGAATTCCGTGTCCGTCCGTACGGAGAGAACGGGGATGATTGGTTGGGTTTAGGTCGCAGACAGGCAAAGAGTCCTGGTGGTGTCGGTCAGAAAATGGGCGGTTATAGAATCCGTCCCAATCAGATTGCTGGTGTCGTCAAGATTTCGAGATTGACAAATGCGGCTTTCGAGGATAAATCAAGTCGAGAGGGTATTCAAGAAAATGAGGCTTTCGCTTTGTTTAAAAATCTGTTGTTGCAGATAATCTCGGTTTTTGAGCTTGATCGTAATACCGTCATGTACAATCTGTCGGAACTGTACAAAGAAGAACATCCACAGACAGCACAAGCAAAGGAGATTGCCAATAAGGCTCTTGAGTCTAAAGATGAGAATTTGTCGAAAGAAGCAGAAGATTTAAAGATTCTTGCTGCCGATTATAAGTCTTTGGAGACAGAACTCAGTGACAAGGAGGCAGAACTTTCAATGCTTCGTGGACTGGCGAGTATGGGAATATCTTCTGCTACATTTACCCATGAACTCCGAAGCGTAATGCTTCGTCTTTTACCGAGAAACGAGTTGCTTAAGAATATTCTTCTGCAATATCTACCAGAAAAACAGTTTGAAGGAATGCGTTTCGACAATCCTTATCGGGAGTTAAGAAACATGAAAGAAGAAGACGAAAAACTTTATAATTGGCTCCTTTATTCTTTAAATTCAATACGTCGAAGTAAAAGGGATTGGGTAGATATTGATTTGTCGACTTACTTTACTTTGTTTATAGAGTCCTGGAAGCCTATTCTATTAAGAAAATTAATACATATTGACCTCCAATTAATAAACATGGATGGTGCGTTCATAAAAGGATTCGAAATGGATTTGGATAGTATATTCAATAATTTTGTAACAAATTCCATATCTGCATTCCTCGCTTCAAATGAAGAGAATAAAACGATTTCAGTAAGTGTGAGCAATGACCATGGATACGCTGTAATAGATTTTGTTGATAATGGTATCGGGCTTTCTCAAGAATATAAAAATACCCCAGATGTTATTTTTAATGCTTTCGAGACATCTATAGTGGATAATCAGAACAATAAGATTGGCACTGGCATGGGATTGTTTATTGCGAAAGGAATTATCAGCAAATATCCAGATGCAATGATTGCATTACTGCCTGTTGAGAAAGGATTTGGAATAAGAACAATATTAAAGATCAAATAATTATGAACGATAAAATCAGATTAGTCTATTTAGATGAAGATGAAGGCTGGCAGTCACAAGCTCATTCTGTACTGAAGAACGACTTTCAGCTTCTCATTCCACCGTATATGCCTCATAATATAGAAGACATCTGGTTGGAAATATGCGAATTCGATGCACAAGCTGTATTAATTGATTATCGTTTGAATAATACAGGTGTAGTATCATATACAGGAGATGATGTTATACGTGTACTTCATCGTCATAACAAACATCTACCAATGTTCATTATAACATCATATGAGGACAATGCATTAAAAGAGTGTAAAGAAGCCCAAATAATCCGTGGTAAAGAATTATTTACTGATGCAAATCAGTACGAAAAGCTAAAGAGTATCATTACGGCAAATGTAAATAATTACAATAGTCGCAAGGCATCGGCTAAAAATATAATCAAACGGCTTCAAGATAAAGTTTCCAAAGGGGAGAACTTGACAAATGAAGAGTCGGCCGCCAGGTTTGAGGCTGAACTTTACTTGTCAGAGTTGGATTTGGATAATAGCGTTCGTGCTGATTTGATTACAAGCAAATCAAATGAGACATTAGAGGAATTGCTGAAAGTCGCCCAAAGTATTGTTGATTTACACAAGAAGTAAACTATGTCAGATTTCAGAAAAATAACCCCTGCTCGTCGAGAATCAGTACCAGTATATAAGACTCATAACGAATATAAGCCATTGCTACGCGAAGATTTTCATCAACGCTGCGGTTATTGTGGGGATCATGAGTTCTTTAGGGATACTTATTATGAGGTTGATCACTTTGTCCCTCAAAAGTGCCTTGTGAATATATCTCCTACAGAATATTCTAATTTGGTTTATTCATGCCGTTCTTGCAATAATTCCAAACGCGCAAAGTGGCCTACTGGGGATGAGAATGTCCATAACGATGAGGAACAAGGTTTCATAGACCCTTGCGATGATGCTTATGCAGCACAATTTGAGAGACTGGCAGATGGCTCTATCCACTCAATTACTGATCTTGGTGATTGGATGTGGTCTGCACTTAATTTTGGAAATCCTGCTCACCGAGTGAGATGGAAGTTAGAAGAAATTAAAATTATGCTTAAAGAATTAGATGAAGTGAACATTGATTCGCTAGAGGAACTAAGAGCCAAAGAAAAGCTGAATAGATTATATCACAACCTAGAGGAACAGTTAAGAGGAGAACCAAACTTTGCCTAATCAATGAACTCTCAAATTTTCGCATATCTCAAACGGAAACAACTCACAGATACACGGACTGTTAATCGCCTGTTCGTGTCTTCTTTTGTTTTGCTTCGTAATCTGAAGATTGAGAATAATCAGATATTAAAAGAGTTGCTTATAGATAAAGAGGACGAAAATTTTGATTTGTTGCAGGAGTTTGTATCAAAGATTCGCCATTTTCATCCTACGCCAATGACAATTGAAGACATGATCAGTCTCTTTGAATTTGTCGTTTCGCCAGCTGACCGTATTGTAACAGGAGCCGTTTATACACCTAGGTATGTAAGGAAAAACATCATTGAAACTTGCTTAAATACAATGCCAAATGAGCAGATGCAACATATTCGTGTGGCAGACATCGCTTGTGGTTGTGGTGGCTTCTTAATGGATGTTGCATTGTTTCTGCACAATAATACAGGAAGGACATTTTGTGATATCTATCAAAGATCAATATATGGAATTGATGTTCAAGAGTATTCTGTAGAAAGAACTAAAATCCTGCTTTCACTTTTGGCCTTGCTTTATGAAGAGGATTCAGACTTTAATTTCAATGTTCTACAGGCAGATACGCTGGATTTTAATACTGTGGAATGGAATCAGACTTACACACATTTTGATGTTATTGTTGGCAATCCACCATACGTTTGTTCGCGAAATGTAGATGCCTCCATAAAGGAAAAGATGTTGCAATATGAGGTTTGTTTGTCGGGACACCCCGATTTGTATATTCCTTTTTTTCAAATAGCAACGGAAATGCTTAATGACGGTGGACGGTTGGGATTCATCACAATGAACAGCTTTATCCGTTCAGTTAATGGTAGAGCTGTGCGGAATTATTTTTCTCGTGGAATTCACGATATTTCAATATTGGATTTTCGTGGCTATCAGGTTTTTCAAAAGAAAAGTACATATACATGTCTTTTCTTCCTTACAAAAAATCAAGTATCTGATGCACTACATTACGCCGTTAATGAGAATGGAGATTTAAGCGTAGCACCAGAATTTACCAATATCTTATATAATCAACTTGATAATAAAAAAGGATGGAGCCTCAATGATTTTGATGCAGTATGCCAAATGGAGTCCACAGGAGTTCCGATTGGCAAATATTGCCAGTCCCGCCATGGTATAGCAACACTCAGTAATAAGACTTACATTTTCAAGCCGGTCGCGGAGGATGATAACTATTATTATTTAGAATCTAAAGATGGACGCTTCCCTATAGAAAAAGCAATATGTAGAAATGTCGTTAATTCCAATAAACTCAATTCGGAGGTTCCCTTTGAAAGTATTATTGAGAAATTGATTTTTCCGTACTACATTAAAGATGGACAAGCCATAATTATTGGGGAGTCAGAACTGAGGATCACTTTTCCTTATACTTATACTTATCTTTTATCCCAACGCGAGCAACTCGCCGAGCGAGACAAAGGTAAGACAGATAAGTATCCCACATGGTATGCATACGGCAGAACTCAGTCTCTAATAATGCCAAGATATAAATTATTCTTTCCGAAGTTCGCAAACAAACCTCTTCATTGTGTTTTGAGAGACGATGCAGATCTGATGCTATACAATGGTGTTGCATTTGTTAGCGATGACCTTGAGAAACTACAAGTTTTGAAAAGTATTCTTGATAGTAATCTCTTTTGGAGCTATCTTGTCAAGAACGCAAAACCATATTCAACGGGATATTACTCGCTTAGTGGAGTTGACATTAAGAATTTTTGTATCCCTACTAAAGAATAGAAGAAAACTATGACCTATTTAGACCGTGTAAAAATAATTAATACCTTAAATCTTAACAAGTTTTTCGTATGCTTTACGGAGTGATATTAGCTGTATTGAGTAAGTGAGCTAAGGATTGCTAGTAATCAAGTGTACAAACTGAATATGTGTTTGCAAGTGCACTTTTGCACTATGGGCTCCGCAGTTCGCTCCCTGTTGTCTTTTCTCTAAAGAAATTTGCTGGTTCTCAATAAAATCCGTAATTTTGTGCTGTCGATTGAAACATAAAACTTACAATGCTGCAAAGAAGAATGAACAACTGGAACACCGTGTCGGATCGAGGCATAAAATGTCTTGAGAGGCTGTTGTGTGTCCATACTTCGGGCATTGGGTCATTCTATTTTAGAGATATTTTCCGACGAACGTTTGATAAACCATCGGGGATACGATGACACCGGTATCCCGCTGAAACGATAATTGAAAACCGTCGTAGAGTCCTTACCAAACTTTTCGACGGTTTTTGTTTTGGGTGTTTCAATCAAGGAAAGGAGAATGGTAAATGAAGATACGATACATGAGCGATCTGCACTTGATTTAGGTGTGCTATGTCCTCGAGCACGAATACCTTGCGGATGGGTTTGATTCTAGAAAGTTAATTGAGATTTAATGAGCATAAAGAAATGAACGAAAGAAAAATCATAGATAGAAAACTCTTTGCCGATTTGGCAAAGGAGGTCGGCCTGAATGCCTCGCATTTGGAGGCGTTGGGCGAAAGCCGTCATTGGGAGATTGTTATTGATGGCGATATGTTGGAATGGCTGGTTGATATCCAGCGACAATTCGAGCGGCTGGCCGCAATGGGCGATGATGAATACCGGGGATTCTATATTGAAGTGCCACGGCCAACACCGGAAGAGTGTGGGATGCCGAGGAATTGGTTACTTCAGGGAAATATGACTGTCAGGAAGCATTTTTAGCTGACTAGTTGGTATTCAACCCGATGGAGACCAGGTGGTTCCATGTTGCTTCAAGCCGATATGGAGATTCCCGGTCAATCCGTGTTACGGACCGGAAGCATACTCGCTTTATTATTACAAACCGGCCTAAGTGTGCTGATGTAGAGCCTGATGATGCTTGGTGCAGGGAGAGCCTTATCCGCCTCTTCGACTATTTGCAACGGGTTATCGATATCGTAGTCGCGGATCCTGGCAGGTTTAACGATTACGTGGCGCATAACCTGCCTTATCAGCAGCGTACGGGATGGATTGCACAAAGGGAGTTTAATCGCATTGTGCCGAAATTCAAAATTGAGGTGGAAGATCGGGAAACGGCCGTCAAGGCATTGGAAGACTCGGTGCGCGGGCATTCTGCCCCTCTTTTGGAAACCATGACCATCCGAAAGTATTGCACCTATTACCGCATTGCCAACGAGGTATATGAAGCTTATTACAGAAAACCGGGATTAAGCGGGCGTATCCATACAGATCCGCAGGATGTTCCTGAGGAATTGTGTAGTCTACTACAAGCAGAAGAAGTTCGTGAATGTGATGGAAATGTACGACATTGACAGTCCGGAGGATTTCATGCGGTTTGCAACTGACCATTACGGTGAACTGGGCCTTTCTCGCCTGAATATCTTCGCCTCGAATGACCGGCAGCAGGGATGGAAAATTATTGTTTCCAACAGTTACTCGTCCAATGTCGGGCTGGCTATTGAGGTGGCTACGGCTCTGTATAAGGCCGAGGCACCGCTGTTGATATACGATGCGGAAAAGCTCCTGAGAATACTGCTCGAAGAGGATGATGTACGGCTGGTTCCCGACTCCTTTTACAACTATATGGGTTACCAGGAAGAGGGTACTGTCTATGAACTGCTGTGGGAATATGAATGCTCGGACGATACTAATTCGGTTCTGACTAAGGAGCAATACCAAACGATTGTCTCTCTTGCAGAATGGCAGAAAGTGGAGAAGATTAGGGCTACTTAACTCTTATTTTCATCGGCTGACGTACATCGGCAATCTATTTGAAAATCGGTAGTATGCAAATTATCGGCACTGGTTCGAAATAGTGCTGATAATTTGCTTGATTCTGATATTTGATAATACGATTCTTGATAACTTTCAACAGCCAGGCATTATCCTATTCGACAGAATTATCCACAACCATATGGTTTATCAGGAGGAAGAAGCTGTTAATGGGCCATCATGTGAATATACATGTAGTGACAGACGGCAAACGTTTAAGTGATGAGGATGTTTTTATAATATTCCAATCAGAATATCATTTGTTATAACTTCATTTATGCTGCATCACATTTGTATGTCAATATTGTAATATATGTTTGTATATCTGTATGTTGGATGGTTCTAGAGAATTATAATTGTCCATGGCGTTACCCGAGTAGACAGTGATGATAATATTTCTTGAACATTCCCAACTGAATACCATTTGCTGTAACTTCTGCTACAATATATTTGAATTGTAGTATATTGTATATCAATGCTATAATATGTTTATGTGTATTGCAATTCTATGAAATCCTAATAGCTTCGAATAATTAAGTTTTTACAGTTTTGAAGTTGTATGTGTCCAAAATATGTTTGGGGACATAATTTTGTCCCCCGAAGCCTCACTGGGAGACAACTGGGGGATAAAAATACGGTAATAATAAGCAAACAAGAGAAAATATGACTTCTAAAACAGTCTATTTTACCCCCTATTTAAGTGGTTTTCCGCCAGTATTTTAGTTTTCTATGTATTGTAAATTACTGATAATCAATTAGTTATATTACTTTCCGATGCAGCATACCGAACAACTTGAATGTGAAAGAGTTGCGTTTTAAACGGTAGAAAAGTCTTTTCTCGCTTGTTTTTCAGGTCAAAAACCGTCCGTTTTGCCGCACTTTTCACTTGAATCAGAACCAACGGGAAAACTTCCTTTTCCCGTCCGAAGTCCACCTGTTTTCTATCCATTGCGAAGGTACGAAAATAAGTGGGATTTTCACCAACTGATGTCAACTAAAAGCAAGATGCAGTCACGAAGATTTTGCAGCCAAAAGAAAAAACAGCTGTATCATTGGTAGGCTTCGGCAAATCGGCTTTTCTGTTTGGCGAAGCCATCTCTTTTCTTCCCTTAGTTCTGACTTTACTTTAATTGGCGTATATATGAGTACGGGGATAAAGTAAAGTCACTTTCGACATAAGTTGTACCGAAAAAATTGAAAGGATGTAGAAAAAGTGTAGAATTGAAAGATGTGTTTCAATAGAAAAGTGTATATTTGCATAATCAAATCTTTTAGAAAAGTGTAGAACCAATGCTATACAGAAAGATCCGATCATATATAGATGACTACCTCAGGACTAACGAGGACAAGATTCTCCTTATTGAAGGAGCGCGGCAGATAGGCAAGTCTTACATCATAAGAGATGTAGGGACAGAACTCTATGACAACTATGTGGAGATAAACTTCGTGGAAGACGATGCGGGCGACAAGATATTCAAGAATGTCCGCACAACGGAAGAGTTTTACTTGAACTTAAGTATGGTCGCAGGATCCAAGCTGGACAGATATGAAAACACATTGGTCTTCATTGATGAAATTCAGCATTATCCGCAATTTTTGACTATGCTCAAGTTTTTGAGGCAAGAACACCGGTATCGGTTTATATGCAGCGGAAGTCTGTTGGGAATTGCATTGAAAAAGACCGTTTCGGTTCCAGTCGGAAGTATTATCCCCAAGAAAATGTACCAGCTGGACTTTGAAGAATTCCTGATTGCAAATGATTTCGGCGAGGATGCGATTGTGCATCTGAGAAAATCCTTTGAGCAGAAACAGCCTTTGTCCCCGGAGGTTCACGATAAGGTGCTGAATCTTTTCAAAAGATACCTGCTCGTGGGAGGTATGCCGGATGCGGTAAATGAATATTTAAACAGTCATAATATCGTCAAAGTGAGAGAGGTTCAGGAGGCTATCAGAGAATTGTATGGTGTCGATGCTTCCCGTTACGAAGAGGACGCTGCCAAGAAACTGTATATCCGCCGTATCTATGATATGATTCCTTCTCAGATGGAGAACAAGAAGAAGCGGATTGTGGCAAAAGATATATTAGACAGGAAAGGCGATAGATTCAGCAATTATGTGGAAGAGTTTGAGTACCTGATCAATTCTGGTATTACGATACCATCTCATGCAATCAGCAATCCGAAATATCCCCTAGCAGAATCCCAGCAGAAAAATTTGTTGAAACTGTACATGAACGATGTAGGTATGCTTACTTCCCAGTTGTATCATTACAATATCCAGCCAATACTGAACGACATTGCCAGCATTAACCTTGGCTCTGTTTATGAAAGCGCTGTTGCCCAGGAGCTGAAAGCACATTACGAAAAATTGTTTTACTACGACAATAAGCAGAAAGGTGAGGTAGACTTCCTTGTTGATGACAGTAGCACCATGAGCGTCCTGCCTATTGAAGTTAAATCCGGAAAGGATTATACAGTTCATAGTGCATTGGATAACCTGATGACAAATCAGGACTACCATATTGTTTCATCTATTGTTCTCTCAAACGAAAGGGAAATAAAGACAAAAGGAAATATTCTTTATCTCCCGATTTACCATGTTATGTTCCTTGAGAACAAGGTGCCGGAAAAAGAAAACCTGTACTTTTAAGGTTAATACGAATGGAATATTTGCAACGAATCAGAGATATGTAAAAAGATTAGTAGCTACAATAAAGCACTATAAAAATCGTTTTATGTAATTATACAAGAAAGAAAAAAGGATTATGCTATTACAAAAAATCTATATAAAAGGCTATCGTAATTTCAAAGAGGTTACAGTCAATTTAAATAAAAATAGTCTTGTTATAGGAGCAAACGATGTGGGTAAGACAAACCTGATTCATGCTATGCGTTTGCTTTTAGATAAGGGCTTTTCAGATTATGACTTTGAATTGAATGATTCGGATTTTTATGCGTATGAAGATACACAAGAGGTAATCATTAGGATATATTTCACTGATGTGACAGATGAGTGCGTTATTGCAAGGATGCCTGGCAAGTATAGCGATGCCGGTGAGATGGTGATACAATATAAAGCAGCGAAGGAGAAAGGCAAAGTTAATTACCATTTCTATTGTGGTAAGAGTGATAATGAGACGGATTTAACTGAAATTGAAGGTCCTTGGTATAGACGATTCTTGAATTTGAAATATATAAGTAGTAGAAGGGATTTTTGGGGATATATCAACAAGTCGAAGAATATGCTTTTAAATCAGGCAAAAGATAATAGAGAATCCGAAATTATTGAACAAGATGATGCTTTGTATGACGATATAGCAGAAAAACTTCAATATGTTGATAAAAAAATTCCAGAGTTGTCGTATGTAAAGAATGCTACAGATCGTCTGAATGAAGAACTTGACAAATTGTCCATACACAACAGGGAGCAAAGGATCGTGTTTGATACTTCGACAACAGAAATAGACAGAGTGATTAATAGCGTGTCGCTGGCCTCAAAATATGGAGACAAAAGTATGATAATTGGCGGAGAGGGTAGAATCAATCAAATCTATCTTTCTCTATGGGCAACACAAAACGAAAATTCAGAGTTGGCGAACGAAGTGTCTATCATCTGTATTGAGGAGCCTGAAGCCTATCTTCACCCTCATCAACAGCGTGGGCTTGCTGCTTATTTGAGCAAAACTTTAAATGGTCAAATAATATTAACCAGCCATTCTCCATTCATCGTTAGTGAATTTAGTCCAAATTCTATCATTAGGCTTTATAAAAAAGAGGATAATAAAACCATAGTAGCTTCAGATGGATGTTCGAAAATAATTGAAGATGGAATAGATGGCTTGGGGTACAGAATGAGTGTAATTCCAGCCGAGGCTTTTTTTGCTGACTATGTCATTCTTATAGAAGGCCCTTCCGAACTATTGTTTTTTAAAACGCTGGCTAGCCAAATTGGAATTGACTTAGACAGGATGAATATCTCTGTGTTAAGCGTTGATGGCGTAGACTTCGAAACTTATTGCAAAGTTTTGAATGCGATGGAGATAGAATGGGCGTTAAGAACAGACAATGATATTACGAAAATACCCAAAAAAGACGAATATAGATATGCAGGGATAGAAAGAGCTGTGGCTTGCCTAGAGGAATGCTGTATTATCGATGAAGGGAAGAAGGATACTATTAAAAATAACAAGAAATTATTACGGGGATTTAATAATCCTGAAGACATTCCAGAAAAGAATCGGGAAGCAGCTGAATGGTTTATTGATTTTTTGGATGGTTATGATATTCAGTTGGCTAACGTCGATTTGGAAACTGATATGATGAACAGCCTTTTGCGCAATTCTCTAAAAGAATTTTATGATGAAGATAATGAAATGAGCGATGAGGAAATCATTGATGAGATGAAAAAGCACAAGGCGCTTAATATGTATCACTTCCTACAGAAGAAGAAGGAACAATTGCACCTATTAAAGGACGATAGATTAGCCAATTTACTAATATCTGCTAAAGAATATATTGAAAGTCATTATGGAACCTACACCCATCCAGCGTAACATCATCCAAGAAGAAGGAAATACTGTAGTGCTTGCTATGCCGGGCAGTGGTAAAACCTTTGTGCTTTCAGAGAAAATTAGGCGAATATTAGAGTCTGATGTCTTAAAAGATTATCAAGGTGTTATTGCGATTTCTTATACTCGTAAAGCTTCAGGACATTTGAAACGTAAGACTCTTCAAAATGGCACATGGGAGAAAAATTCATTCTTTGGAACGATAGATAGCTTCTGTTTGACACAGATTATTCTGCCCTTCGGACATTATGTTATAGGATATCCGAAGGAAGAAGTTGTGCCAATTACAGAGAATGATTTAGAAAAGGACAAAATGGTAGATTTTGAATGGATAAATAAGATACATCCGGATTATGAAGAGATAAATGAGGCTGTTTGGGAGAATCTTTATGAGTTATTCAAGGAAGGGAAAGTATTGGTCAGTTCGTTAGAACTTGTGGCCTTACACATTATTAAAAATTGTCCTGCTTGTAGGGCTCATTTGAAAGCACGGTTTAAGTATGTGTTCATAGATGAATTTCAGGATGCAGATACTTATACGAATGGAATATTTCTTGAACTTATAGGGCTGGGGTTAATCGGAAATGCAGTAGGAGATGTGAATCAGTCGATTTTTGGTTTTGCACATAAAGTGAGTGATTATTTAGTCGCACTTGAAACAATGGAAGGATTTACATCTTATAAGTTGGCAGAGAACTTTAGATGTTCAATACCCATTGTGAACTATTCAAACAGACTTCTTGATGCAAACTGTCAGTTGTTGGAATGTGAAGGGGAAATGGGTGTAGAACATATCGCAGTGAATGGTGATGAAGAAATAGTGGCCGAATACCTAGACAATACGATAATTAATGATTGTAAGAAATGGGAGGTAACAGATTTCAGTCAAGTGGCAATTCTTGTGAGAAGCACAAAGATGCAGGAAATGATAGATGGGTATTTGGATATACCTCATAGGGTTGTGATTTCAACTCCGTTAGATGATGATTTGAATCCTCGATCACATCTTTTTGCGCAGTTATTGCAATACTATTTTGATGAGGGAATGCCATTTATGTCGGTGGTAGATTATTATATGGACTTTGCACTTTTGTCATCATGCGCTCGAAAACGACTTCTTGGAATCCGTGATGAGATTAGGTCGGTAAATAAAGATGATATGATAGATGCGTTGCCAAGACTATTCAAAAACATTGCAAACATTTTGTTGCCTAAATATCAAGAGGGTAGCTCGATAAAACATTTGAACTCGGTGCTGAATTCTAAGGACTGGATAGATAGCTATAGATCATTTTCAGCTAATGAGGTGGTAATTATGACCTTGCATAAGTCAAAGGGATTGGAGTTCGATATTGTCTATCATCTTAACATGAATGAATTTGAGATTCCATTCAAGCAATATAAGAATGGAGTTGCCTGCTATCCTAATGAGGCGCAAGATTTAGATTTGCATTATGTAGGTGTGACCAGAGCAAAGAAATTGTGTGTGCTGGTGAGTAATTCCACAAGGCACAACTCTAAAGGTGAGGCAAAGAAAGGGGAGCCGTCAATTTTTCTAAGTAGAAACGGGGTTGAGGCATTAAGAAACAATTATTATTACTAATATGATTACAGAACAATATTATAACAGGATAATTGAAGGTTGCAAAAGGATTGCTATTGAATTCAGTAATACTGTTATTGGTATCCGGTAAAAATGATTGAAAGTGTATAAGTTGCTGAATAACATTTATTTATATTGATTTTGACGTACAGGGATTTAGTTTTTGTGAGAAATAGTAAGCATAAGTATTAACTAATGTTTTATTGATAAGTAACTAATCAAAATTAAACAGTATTATGTTTAAGTTTAATTCCCAAGGTATCCCCGACAATGTCCTAGCCCTGTATGCAACTAGCAATATCACAAGAGATAAGTGATGTCTGGAGGACCAGTTCTGCAACCGCATATGTGGAGACCATCAGCAGTATTACGGACCTTGTCCTTACGGAGATACACAGTTGGAACACCGACCTCTTCTATACAGGGGGTATCTCATTGCGTGGCGTGATACGGTCCATTACTAAGGTGATGTATTATAAATACCGTCCCGTAGCACCGCACTTTTTATAATGTCTTCGTGCTTATACTGGGAGGAAGGGAAAGAACTTTTGGACATGTACATATTCAAGAGTGAGTGGGTATAGGAATTGTTAATTATTTTCACCTACAAATGTCTCTGTTTCATCAAGGTAAGTGTAAATGATTCTTTTCCAATCGGTAAGTTTCATTTTGTAATAAAACTTTTGAAAATCATTCATGCAAGAGCAAATGATTTGCATACGATTTTGTTCATCTGCTACCATAGAATCAATGAGTAACTTAACTGATTGGTCAGAAATAACATTTGAAAGGATACCGACAACTTCAACTTTTTTGGAAGGGGTTGTTGTCGGTGCTGATATTGGCATTTCTTCCTCGGATTCATCAATCTGGTCAGTTTCCTTCAATCGAGGGAAGTGTACCTTTATCATATTGAAAAAGGAAAGCATATCATCCCTCTTGAAAAGCACAAATTTATCACCATTTGAAAGTTCGGCGGAGTCAATTCTACCTAATTGAACGTTGCTTTGCAAGTCCTTGAAACTATAAAAAGAAACATAGGATTTTACGTTTAGACGTTGACGAACTTTTAGTGGGTCCCAGCAGACAAATACATCATTATCCATATCGTATCCAAGGAAAAGGAAATCTATGTCAGAAGATTTTACTTTGTCAAATATAGGGCGTTGCGGTAGCTGAGCTCGTTGATCATTAAGCGGATATGGATTACCTTTGTGTGAAATACATTTGAGATAAATGTAGTATTCGTGTCCGTCAATGCTAATGTGTAAAATATCATTTCGAGAAATGATATTAAGCCCTGCATAATGTGCAAATCCCGAAAGGAATTTGTCATATAAAGCAGTCCCTTTTAAATACTGTTGTTTCGCCATAGGCTATAAAGATTTAAACAAGACACTGTCTTGGTCGAAAGAGTCGACAGGTGAAACATCGCTAAGATCTGACCGGAAATGAATGGCAGAAACTTCCGCTGGAACATTTGCTATATTGATAGAGGGTATAGAGGCGTAATCGAAGAACCGTAAACTATCAAGGCTGACATTTTCATCAAAGAACATGTTGGAAACTTCTTCGATATGTGAACCAATCGTTTGGGTTGTTTCTTCGCGGAGTTTAAACAGAACATCAACGTCAGAAATAGAAGAACTAATTTCGTCTACAAGGTCAAAAATAGTTTTACCTACTCCTGTTTGCGAAACAAACATTGAAGCGATGAGCAATCTTGATCCTTTATTAGGGTTGAGTTGTTCAAGAGAAAATGTATGTTCTCGTTTAGTCCCATTAGTAGATTTGACTTCTACTTTATCAGAACCATCGTTAAAGTCGAATTTATCCTCAGGAATAACGTGCCAGGAGCGAATAAGGTATGACGGATTTGAGGCTCGCTTAATCAAAATTAGCTCAGCCCAAAGACCTCTAACTACTTCTTTAGAAATTGATTTTACACTCGTAAAGAGGCTTATCAATTTTGATACTTCGGCTTTCAATATATTGACGGTAGGCTTGTCCTCCAACCGGCATAAAAGTAGAAATACTACTTCCAGAAAATATTTTTGAAAGTCAGGGTTTTGTGAACTTAACTGTATTATCGAAAATGTACCTTGAATATCTGACTCGGTAGTAGTGTCGGAAATGGTACATCGGCGATTGAACAAGACTTTGAAAAGTCGAAGGTTAATATCTGAAACACGTTCAGATGAAGAACAAGCGATGAAAAATATAGGGTAACCTTCCGAGGTTATGCCTAAACGATGTGGAGAAGTTTCAGAAATTACAACAGCATTAAAGCCGCTCTTAGTATGAGGTCGGGCTTTAAGTTCACGAAACTTCTCAAGTAAGTTAATATTATTCAGAGTCATCATCTTCCACAGGTTTGTCGAGCCTTATAAAATCTTCACCGATAGCGAGTGGATAGTAGAAGGCGAGGTTAAACAAATCTTTCTTACCATATTGTAATCCGGGATCATCGAGAATAATATGGTGAAACTGAACCGATACTACAGAATTTGAGCAGAATTCTTTATCACCTGGATAAGAAGCATTGTCTGCTCGACCGGCTTGAAGGTTATTAGGCTTATTTCCCTTAATTTTACGGCTACGTAAATTTCTTGAAGTTTCCGTTTGATAAGCCATTTGGTAGACATCAATCACCCCAATATTTTCGAAATCCTTAATGTATTGAAGGTATTGGATAGTAACAATTTTTCTTGTAATGTTCGGTACATCCATGTACTTGAACTCACGGAAAAATTTAATAAATTCCTCAATAGGTACTAACGCATGACGATGATTTCTAATTTCGTTGCCATATTCACCACATGGGATAAAAGATTCTATGCGGCTGAGGAAGTCAACACAGAGTCTTTTGTTCTCTTGCATACAATCGAGTGATAGCATCTGTCTCCAGCCAATAAGTTTATCTCTTACTAACTTATTAGATAGAATGTTTGTGCGGGTCGGATTGAGTAAATCTGAAAGAAGCATTGTTATAGAATGTTTGCTGAACTCAGCAAGCGTATGGCATTGCTTTAAACTCGACCGCAAAACTTCTTCATGCTCGACATAAGCGGTATATTCGTCTTTACTTTTCGCACTGAGGAACACCCGGCATACGTCAATGTATGGCATCTTATAACCAAAAAATCGGCATCGTTGCTCAATGGTGTCAGCTGTTGAGCGCCCGGCAGATGTGCGAGGCATATAGGATATTGAAAGTTTTTCAATAGTGAATCCTCGGTTGAGCATATCTGCACCGATTAAAATATGTCCTTTCTCGGCATTCCAATCAATGGTATTCTCGCTGTCACCTTGAACCAAATGGCATTGTGTCCTGAGTATGGTACGCGGAATTAATGGAAGGACTTCCTCAAAAGAGGGAGGATTTTCCATGTATTGAGTTATACTATCGAATGACTGTTTGAGAGACTGGATATAGAGATCTTTGCCAGGGTCGCCTTGGGGAGCACGAAGAATTTCCAAATAATACTGTAAGTTATTTGAAATCCAGTGCTCGAAAATTTCGTTGGTATCTCTGCGACCGTCAATGTGGACCATCATAGAAAGGAATGGTTGACGCTTTTCTTTGATGACAACAATGGCTACGCTGATAATGAATTGCCTTAAAGCCTCCATTAAAGAGGCTGGTATTTCAGTTAAAGGATTGCGGCTGTAATGATAAATTTCTTCATCTGGGATAATGGAGAGCAAGTTGCACTCCGTATTCTTGAAGAAATATTTACCACCCGTATATCCTTTACCTGGAGTCAAGACAGTATGGTATTTGGGAGAAAGAATGTCATTATTGTCAATAAGGAACGCCGCTTGCGGAGTGGCAGTATATTGAATATATGAATGATTTGGCAGAGTTTTCTTCAATCGTAAGATTGCGCTATAAGTTCTACTAAAATCATCATCTTCCCAGTCTTCTTTTCCTGCATTCTTCTTTGCAAACGTGTTGAAACTTGCTTGGTCAGCTTCATCATCAATAATAATGACACCAAAATTCTTAACAAGATTTTTGATTTCGGGATCTTCAAAAATCTGAGCTAAAGAATTTATATGCTTATAATGTTTGAGGATAGGAAAAAGAAGAACTTCTTGCCCTATCTCCATAAAATTCTTTATGCGGTTGCGATCTGAGATGCTTGGGTCTGTGAAAATTTTGTAGTATTCGTTTTCGTCAAAAAGAAGATCTTGACGCAAGCGAGAAGAAGTCTGCTCTTTGAGATTAGTCTTAGTACCAGTGAGATAAATGACGATACGCCAATTATTATCAGCAGCAAGTGCTGTTAGAGTAGTGAAAGATAATGTCTTTCCACTCTGAACATAACCAACAGCAATGTTGGTTATAGATTCTTGATTACCGGGAAGAATACAATGAGAAAGAATATCTTGTGCTTCTTCTATTATTGTGAGTTTACTGTCCTCATCAATTTTTTCTTGGCTATTTATAAACGCCATAGTGCGTTCTCCAATGGATGGCATAAAGTAGTCCTTTGGAGGGTCTTGTACTATATCAGTTATGGAAATAATTTCTGTCATATCAGGCCAAAAAGTTGATTGAACTTATTTCTAAAAGCTGCAGCCGAAGGTGTGCCGGATTGCAATAGAAGAAGTTCTGTTACTACCAAATTTTTAATAAAATAAGCCAACTGCAAAATACTGTCTTCAGAAGAAAGACAGTCTCTAAAACGTTCAAAGAACCCATTAGACAAATTTATAGTAGCATAATATTTCCCGTCTGGTTTATTTACCAAAGAATAAAGACCTTTGCTTGAACTTTCGGAAACACCATTGATAACCAATCTGAATGAAGTTGAAGCAGAGGGCTTAACCTCGGTCTCAATAGCCGGAATTTCAAATGACTCGTTTTCAATGGTCTGCGCTGGCTCTGTCTGAGAAGGGGTTTCGACAACAGTAGTTGTTATCGAAGTTTTAGCGATAGTCGTCGGAACTTCTATTGGCTCAACAGGTAATTCCATTGGCTTGGATATTTCATCAGCTATGGTTTTAACAAGTTGCTGAGCAGCCCTGGTCTTATCTGCTTGAGTTTTGGGCTTGGTGTAGTTTTGTGCCTGACCAAATAAGTCTAAAGATTTATCTCGGTCAATGTCGCCTTTAAGAATTTCAATGAAAGTAGAAAACTCATCATCGTCCTGGAAAGAACTTTTGGTGAAACTTACATCAAAGCCTTCAAGTTCCAATTCTCCAAAAATTCGTTTATAGCGAGGAGAACCTTCTTCTCCGCTCAGAATTTTTGGACGAAATTTCTCATCATAACTGCTTCCGATAACACGACCACGCCTAAACAATAGGATACCGTTATCTACGGAAGTAGACATTTTTTCAAGAATACCGATGAATCCTTTGGCATAATATACACCTATCTGCTTACCAGTTTCATCATATTTAGGAGCTACAAAATTGATTTCTCTGCGCCATGTAATCTTCTCTCCATTAGGAGTTTTGTAATATGGAGCAATGAGACATTGCAGTTGCGTGTCCTCTAAAAGTTCACCATTAACTACTAAATCTAAAATACCTTCACGAATGTATTTGGAATAAATACTTGCCAAATGCTTCTTGACATAGGCAATTTGGCGAGTGCGTGGTTTATTCTGAGATAGTTTAGTAAGGGTTATTATAGTATAATGCTCTGATAAATTTGCAGGTTCAGTGATTATGGGAAGTTCTACCTCTTGGTTTTTGGTTACTTCGTGAATATCAAAAACTAACGTTTTGATTTCACTTTCTCCATACGCTTTAGTCTGAACTGTCCAAAGATCAGATAACCAAATAGAGGAAACTTTCATACCCATACCAAATTCATTGAGTCCCTTGCGGTCTAATGGAATATTGGCTAACTCAAAAGCTCTGTCGTAATTTTCGTTAGTTATACCGAAAGCATTATCAGTAATGGTAATTATATCTTGCTCTATATCAATGTTGATATCTACACGTAGTTTGCCATTAGGGTTAATGTTTTTCAGAATATCTATATGGTCTTTGAAACTCTGCACAGCATTATCTACATATTCTGCAAGAGCGTTCCATACCTTATTTTCGATGTAACGAAAAGCAGAATAGACTAATGGCTTGGTAGCTATGGAAACTTTATTGTTGTTCATCGTTCAATAGGAGTTTTGCGATACGGCGTACCAATGTTACATTTATAGCATTACCCAAGGCCTCTAAAGTTCGTGTAGATGAAAGCGAGCTAAAATTCAAGTCTTGCATACCTTGAATTGCAGCGGCTTCACGGATTGTCATATAGCGACCTTTATTGGGCTCTCCCTCAGATAGAATCTCAGCGGGTAATTTTACCCATGGAAAAATAGGAATTTGAGTACCTACCAAATTTAGTGCAGGTGCGAAATTGGGTAGTTTTACACGAATACCCGAAGCTCTGAATTGGATAATTTTATCTTCAAGTGTAGGAGTAGCCGTAATACCGCAATTCCATTCCATTTTCAAATGGCTATTTTCAAAATTGCGAATTTTTTCAATCCACGGATCAAGCCATGATTTGTTTCGTTCATAAAATTTGCGGTTTTGTTCGATATATCTTATTTTCCAATTTGGAAATATTAGTGAAGTTGTGGTTTGAGCATAGTTGGGTAACTGTGCTATGCAAGCCTCTTTTGTCAGTCCATTTATGGGTTGCCCCAATTTTCCTAGCTTGCCTTGCAAATTTTCAAGAGATTGGAATACAGGGGCTTTATTTTTGAAATCATATGTGGCTCCAAATTCCATGGCCCATATAGGGAATGACGGTATAGTATCGCCGTGCGCGATAGTTTGGTCAATGAACTCTTGCCAAACTTCAAGTTGAAGCCTTGTTTCAGGTTTTAGCTTTGTGATATTAGTATCGCTCGCATCAATAACCTTATTGATGTCGCAAAAACGCGATGCGCCTTTCTGAGCAACAGGGAAACGAAAATGGTCTAAAGAACCTTTTTCATTGGCAATAGCAACAATGAAAATTCTTTTTCGATGTTGGGGAAGTCCAAATTGATGTGGTGAAAGAATGTCAGCTTTCACATCATAATTTAGCGCAGCTAACTTTTCTTGTATTACTTTCCATGTATTACCGTTGTCGTGATTCTTGAGGTTTTGCACATTTTCGAGTAAAAGATATTTGGGTCTATGTTCAGCAACGATGGCACAAATATAGTCGAATAACGTACCTCTCTGTTTAGTGTCATTAAAACCTTCTCTTTTGCCTGCTTGACTAAACGGTTGACAAGGGAAGCCTGCACATACAATATCATGTGGAGGTATGTCTTCCGGGTTGATCTTTGTTATATCGCCATAAATTGGGGTCTCTGGAAAATTTAAAGCATATAATTTTCTTAAATCATCTTTAATTTCAGAAGCAAAGACGCACTTACACCCTAATTGCTGCAAGGCGAGGTGAAAGCCCCCAAGTCCGGCGAACAAATCAATGAATGTATATTGTTGTTTATTATTTTTCATCACTATCAATTAAATCTTTGGGATCTACTTGAAGAATTTTTGCAATTTCGAAAAGCACTTCTAGACTTGGCTGTCGTCGATTACATACGTAGGAATTGACAATACAGAAACTTTTTCCAAGTTTCTCTGCCAGCCAGGTCTGTTTGATGCCTTTCTCTTCAAGCACCTCTTTGATTCTATTCATGGGTTTATCCATACTGTGTATAGATTGATTTATTTGAGATGCGAAGATATAAAATATTATGCAATAAAAAGATAAAAGCAGGAGATTTTTTCCGTTCACTATGATATTTCTATGATTAAATACCGAAGAAAGTTTTAAATCGATTCTTTTAGTTCGTTTTTAGGTTAATTTGAACTTTAGTTTAGTCAATAGATTTTCCAGATTTAATCTGACTTTTCATCTGCCCTCAGTGTGCTACAAGCCAAGCATAGATTGCTTAAACTGGTCGGCGGCATATTGGACATACTAAACGATACGCGATAATTGATGTTGCCGGAGAGTGAGCCTTTGTTTGCCGTATTTCCAAGATAGATTGTAGCAGAGATTATCCAGTCAAGGAAATCATGTTTACCAGAGTATATGATAGAAGTTTGCCACAACATGAACCAATTTTTGTTAGAGAGTATGTGCTATGATCATTGAACATTCGTAACTTGATTCTGATAACGAGTTTGACTACAAACATAGCAAACCAGGATCGAAAGTAGGGGATACAAAATTAACAATATGTCCAATAAGCCAAAGCATGGGACTGTCCGATATTCTACCGAATGGATTCAAGAGTTTTTGTTGAAGGCCTTGCACTAAGGTATCGCTGGATTATCCCTGTTTCACATGATGTGTTTTTGCGCCAGCCATAACTATCACCTCAAATCATAACTTGGTTAAAGTCCGATCCGATTCTTCTGCAGGAACTATGTGCATAAAGCAGATATCATCGTTGGCTACAAAAGAGTTAGAATTTATCGTACTCTGTCCAATCCCGACAGCGATTTTCCCGTGCCCAGCTTGCTGTTTTAAGTGGCACTCATCCCGCTGCCGAAAGGCGAGTGGGGTATTAGGCTCCCCCATAGGGTTTATTACTGGCAGACAGGCAAGCCCGGCATGGATGATAGCTTCACTTCAAATAATGCAGATGCTGTCCGGTTTCCAGTGTACATACAAAAGGAAGTATGGCAGATTGCACCTGTATTATGAAACCTGCCATAGCTTTGCTTTATTCCCATATCTACACCCCTGCATTAAAGTAAAGTCGGGAAATGTCACAGAAAAATGTCACACCGGGATTTTATGGTATAGGGGCTCAATAATGGAAATCCCGGTTGAATTTGTATTCTTTCCCTTCTTTTACGACCATCCGCTTGTTGCATAGGAACTTTGCCAATTCCACCGTCTTGTTGTACCCCAGTTTTATCCCCAGCCGTCCGTATCCCTCTTTCAGCCGTTCAAGGTAACCGTTATAGCCGCTGATGTTCCCCTCCTCAAACGCAGCGTTTAATGCGGAACGGTGCGAATCCTCAGGTATTTCCTTGTACGGGTCGAACGGTTCCTTAGGAGGGCGTCCTGGCTGCCTTTTCTGGGGCTGATATGACTCCACCAGTTCGGGCAGGGAATCATCGTTTACCTGGAAGGCAAACGGTTCAAACTCACGGTCACGGCTGTGTATGACTTCCACCACACTTGTGGACTTGTCATCTTTGTCTGGCTCTATCTGCATGACTGTTTCCGCCTTGTTGTTCAGTTCCGTGCCGACATGACCGCGTGCGTGTTCGTCATTCTTGTTCTGATGCAGGACGGTATGGATGTGTATCTGCCGGTCATCGGTCCATTGCATGAACTTGGATATAACATCGGTGGATTCTCCGGGTGAATTGATATCATGGATGAAGTCCCGGATGCCATCTATGATGACCAGACCTAAATCGGGTATCATGCCGATTGCCTCTTCCGTTATTGCCAGTCGTACTTCGGGCGAATATTTCCGGAGTGCCAGCATCGTCAGGTTGTCTGCATCACAGTCTTTCGGCAGACCTGCCAGTTTCAGGATTCTATTCAGAACAATTTGGCAATGGTTCTTGCCCTGTTCCGTATCAACGTAGAGAATCTTTCTTTTTCCCTCCGGGAAGCAGGCACGGTAATGCAGCACTGTGCCATTCTTCAGAGCGGCCGCAGCGATAGCGGAGACATTGAAGGTCTTCTTGCTTTTGGCTTTACCGATAGATGCACTGAAGTTTCCCAGAGTCCCGATTGTGGAATCATCCACCATAAGCACGGAAGCGGACTGTTCGTATGTCCCGGTCACACTTATGACAGATTCTTTTATGTAGTTTCTCAATTCCTCCGGAGTAGGAATATTGCAGCTCGTCTTTTCCATATTCCTACAGTTCTCTTGGTTTGGCCTTATGTCTTGTCGCAGCAAGCATCTGCTCGTGTTCCTCCTCGAAGCTCAGAGGCACCTGGCTTTTTCTTCCGGTCTCCAGCCATTTGTCCAGTTCGTCGCGATATACGAACAGATGTTTCCCCTGCTTGATGACAGGTATCCCTCCATGCTTGGCCTTGTAATAGAAGGATGACTTGGATATTCCAAGGTAGCTGCATACTTCCTCGACGGTCATGGGGACATGCAGGTTTTCTTTGGCTGGAGCCTGTTTTGCAAGATTGTCTTTCAGCGCATTTTCGAGACTCTCGATTCTTTCGCAAAGTTTGCCTACCACTTCCGGCAGGTCATTGAATGTCAGTTTTTCGTTTAGCATGTTCTAATATTTAAATGTTTAACATGCTGCAAACCAACATAATGATATTATGCAGATTATAATCAGCAGAAACTAATTATTGCTGTCTGCTGAAGTTTGCATGCAACTGAAATGATAGTCCCCGTTCTCCGGGACATCTATGGCGATTATGGCGGGAACTGAGTCACGAAGATTCTTACAAAGGTATTCGATTGTAGCATTTTCCAATTCATGCGGGAATATTGTTTTTATGAACTTTGCCCTGTCGATTAAAGGGATATCAAGTCTCTCCCCGATATTCCATGCATAATGTCTTAGCGAAGGGGACTTGATTTGATTATCGGGCTTGGAACGAACCGGTTTATATAGTTCCGTTTGTCCGTATGCCAGAGATTCTATGTTCTCATGGAGAATTTCAAGATCGTCTATAGATAAGAACTGCGACATTTCGTGTGTGGTGTATTCATGTATCGCATGCACAATAGCGGTCTTCTTCTCCATTTCATTGCGCCGCAATTCTTCTATACGGGCTTCATATTCCTTAAGATATGGACTCTCGACTTGTTTTTCACTGGTCGCATTATCAGTTTGGGGCAATTCTTCCTGGGTATCAGGATTTGTCTCGGAAGGGACAGTTCCTCTTGAGGACAACTCCTTGCAGCCAAAAGAAAGATAGCTTTTGGAGAGTAGAGAACAGAACAGGCGTTGCAGTGCAGCGCATGACATGATTGTAGCCACGGTTCCTAATATGACCGGAGTGGAATAGTCAATCAGGTCAATCTGATGATTGTTGTACAATATTGTTGCCACTGTTGTGTAGGCGACACATGTAATTGCAAGAACCCGGCTTGTCTTTTTGATGGATATTCGGTTGTTATCTGCCATAAACTGTTATTATTTGGAATTATGATAGGACAAAAATAGATGTCCGGTTTCAGACCGTTGTAAATAATGACGGAAAAATAGCCGGGAATTAAGAAAAAATATGGTTAGAGTATGATTTTCAGCGAAAAATCATACTCTAACCGATAAAACAGGCACGAATCAGTCAAGTCAGCCCTTTCTTGTCAATGTGATTTTGGTGGTCGCCTCACGCTTGTTGCTGTCGACTACTTTCATGTAGCGTTGGGTGGTAGTGATGCTCTTGTGCGCCATGTTGCTTTGGATAGTACGGATATCAGTACCCGCTGCAGCCTGAAGGGTTGCGTATGTCCTGCGGTATGAGTGGAAAGTTATGTTTTTGGTAATTCCTGCGGAACGGATCCATTCCTTCATAGGCTGCTGTGTCCAGCTCCGTTTCAGGCCTTTGAACACTAGACCTTTTTTCTCGGGACTGTACCCGATCAGTTCCAAGGCTTCATCGCTTATCGGGATGATGTCTTCCGTCTTGGTCTTCTGGGTGATGGTATGGACGCATTTCCCTCCAGCTGCAAAGTCAACGATTTCCTCCCAGCAAAGGGAAAGTATATCGCTGAGCCGCAAACTGGTCAGGCACGAAAAGAGGGAAGCAGTCTTTAGAACAGGTATCTTGCACGGAGTTTCAGCCAAACAATACAGCTCTTCCACACTCAGGTATTCCTTGGCTACATCTTCCGATTCGATTTTTTCCAGAAAGTCATTGACATTGGTCTTTATCATCCTGTTGCGGTACAGAATCTTCAGAAATCCCCGGAAAGTGGACCAGTAGCCGGAAGCGGAGTTCTTTGATATCTGTCCGTCACGCCGGAGTTGCTTGGCGCTAAGCAGGTATTCCCGGAACTTGTTGCACAGGTCCACATCTATTTCTTCGAAAGTGCATTTGCCATGAACGAAGTTGTAGAAGTGCTGATAGACAAATCCCCATTTCTGGTCGTGCTTGCGGAGCTGCTTCCGGTAATACTCCAGAAAGTCCGCTTTGTACTTGCGCTTGTCGAAGAAATCATACCGCTCATTTACGATGGCTTCAAACCTCCGGCACCGGATTGCTTCGGCCTTTTCCGACATGGCAGCGTTGAAGTCGCGTTCACGCTGGTTCTTGGGATTGGCATAGATGTAAATGTTCAATCCTTCATGGCGGATGGTCTTCATTGTTTCCTGATCCCGGTAGCCCGGATAATAATCAAGATAGAACGACAGCATACCTTTCTTCAAAGGGCGCGTCCTCAATGTAACTGTTTTGCATTCTGACAT